GCCATTATCAGCATCAGGATTATCCTCTGGATGATACCCATCAGGTTTATCAGATTCCATTAAATCATTAACTACTCTGGTGTGTGAATTTTTTACAACATTTGATTCGGTATCTTTTATGGTTTCAGCTTTTTTTATACTCTCATTATCATAATTTAAATCTGGATTTTCTCGTCTAAATCTACCATTTTTAGAAAACTCACCAACTTTGATTGCAATCTTACCATATGGTTCATACGCCGGATTTTTACCATCTTTAATTAAGTCTTTTGAATGAGTGTTCATTTCAGTTAAAAGTTCTTTTACACTCATTGTATCAGGATTTAAACCTTTTGCTTCACAATGTTCTCTAAATTTTTGATTATCTCTTAATTTTTGAATATAAGGACTCATTTCTTCAGTTTCACATATTGCAACATAATCATCATTGATTTCAATATCACTCGCAGATTTAACTGTGTTTTCTTTAACTTCTGAAACTGCTTGTATATTCGTTTCTAATGAATTTGTTACTTTTTTAGCAACATCCTTACCATATTTTTTTTCTAATTCCTTAAACCTTTTTTTAGGTGTGGTATTATTTTGGGGGTCTTTTAAATCATCACCTTTTTTATTTGATATACCCATATATGTAGTTCTACCATTTTCATCTTTTCCAACTACATATGTATCGTGATAACCTCTAAATTTTTTAAAGTTTTTTAATTGTTTTTCTGCATGAGCTTTATCTTCAGGTGTTTTAGCATTTTTAACTTGGTCTTCTAAATGTGCTTGAACTGCATCATCTACTTCTGCTGTAGATTGCATTGTCTTATGTGGTTTTGAAGTATCAATATTTGATTCTTCTAAAACTCGTTGTGTAGTTTGAGCACCATCAAATGCAGTATTCATCCAATCTTCATATGCTTTATCATTACCATTAAATCCTTTTTTACCTTTTTTATAGAATACTGAATCTTTATCTGCTTTTACTTTTTCTAATTGTTGTTTAGACCAAACTTCTCTTCGAGCTAAATAGTTATTAAACTCTTTACTATCTGGTTCTAATCCTAACTGTTTAGCAGTTCTTTTTTCAGCAGCTGATTTATCTCTTGAAGAAATTTCTTTTTGTTTTTCGGATATAGCTTCTTTATTTTCAGCATCCCATTTATCAAAATCTGTATTAGTAGCATTACAATATTTAGATTCACCTTCACTAGCAATTGCACCACCAGCACCAGCTACACCTTGTTCTCGATTAGCCTCTACTCCATCTTGATATTCAGATAGAACATCCAAATTACCACTATTTAAATCATCTAATATTTGTTGTTGAGTTGGGCCTTTTGGATTATCCAAATGTTTTTTATCTTTTTTATCAAAATTATCTCTATTTATCGTATCAGAGGATGAAGTTGGCTCTTCTTTCCCTTTATCTATCTCTTTATCAACATCACCAGCAGTTGTTTCCTTATCACCAACTGTAACTTTTGTTGTTGGTCTCATCTTACCTGTTTTTAATTTTGATACATATTTTTGATAATCGGCTTTATCTGAAAATTCTAACTCTCTTAAATTTTGTAAAAGTTTTGATGATACTTTTTTTGGAAATCCTAATTCATCTAAAGTGTTTTGAAGTTCTATTAAATGTATTGGATTTTGTGGATTCGGCATTCCATCGTGAACACGATACGCCCATTCTACTAATATATCTTCTATTAATTTCATATTATAACCTCTTTGTAATATCCTTTATACTACCATAAGTATCACCCATTTTAATTTTCGTCAAGAAATAAGGTTCATAATCTACTCTATTGGTAGGTAAATCCCATTTATCTTCTAATATCATTTTGATTTGTCTCAAAGTTTTTACTCCATCCTCTTCTGAAAAGTCAAATAGAAAGCTATCGTATCCATATAAAACTAATTTTGTTTTCTTTTTCTTACAATCGTAAGTTATACCATCTAAATACTCTTGAATATGTAGAATCTTTTTGATATTCATTTCAGTTTCGTAAGCTTGAATCAAATAATTAAAAAGTTTATTTCTATTTAAATCTTTATAGTTTTCAAATAATATCTTCCGTCTATAAATATCTGTAAAAACAAGATTATGAGTATTTATTTCATTCCACTTATCATTTATATAATCATATGTCAAATCAAAGAAACCTGATAATTTCTTATGTTCCTCACGAATACCACCATATAATATCTGAAATGTCTTCTGTTTTGCTTCATCATATTCACACCCATATTTTTTAGCAAAATATTCGTGAACTGAAATATCAGTTGGAAATTTAAATCCTACTAAATTACCAATCAATCTTAAATGATATGCATCAAAATCAAACTCTACAAGATAATTGTTTTCAGGTATAAATGCTTCTCTTTGTTTAGGTTGTAGAGCTGCAAAATTAACTGTACCAAATGAATTACTTGGACGACCTGTTGTCGTCAATAGATTATATTGTGAGTATAATTTACCCTCTGATATATGTTTCTTTACCCTTACATCAAATATATCACATACATCATCAGATACTTTGATACCTTGTTTCTCTATATTAGAAAAAGCTTTGAGTGAATCAATACTACCTTCGTGAGCAAACCAACTATCGTCTTTCATTAACTTATTTAAATCTTTACCTAAAAAATCACTAATTCTATTACATATCTCACTACAATACTCCTTATGTTTCGATAATGGTATGACTTCGTTAAGTTTTTTTACATTGTAGAACTTGTTTGACAAGAAATCTATTGCATTATTTCGTACATCCAAATCTAATGGTTTGTTATACATCCACCAATAAGCGTGTTTCACATCTAAAACACATCTATATTCTGGTAGTATTGCTTGAAGTATTTTAGAATCAGGAGTTATTATTAATCCTTCCTTTTTAGATAACCAACTAATATCTTCACACATCTCTGTAGAATCAGGATTTAATTCTGAATAAATACGAGTTTTACCAAATTCATTTGATTTTGGATTCCACCCTCTTGTGTATAAAAACGATAACTTATTGTTCTTATGTAAGGGATGTAAGAAAGGGTCTGCAAACACAGGTATTACAATATAACAATTTTCCATACTACAATATACAACCTTTTTATTTAAAATACAACGCTTATTTTAATTTTAATCCCAAGTTTTTTGTTTGGTAGTTGTATCACCCCAAAATGAACCTTGTCTATCCCAATTATCAGCCGGATTATTTGAACCAAGTTCACCAAACGCTTTTATTTTTGCCAAATGGTCAAACTTTCTCATAATAAGTACTCTTTCACCTTTACACATAAATAGCATCAAATCATTCTTTTTTACCACATCGGATTCAGGATGTAGTTCAAGAACATATGCCTGTTCACCATTTTCCCAACCATCATCATCCCATTCAACTGTTTGTCTACTTTCATTATTGATAAGTTTCTTTAAAGCTGCACCAGAATCTTTGAATTTTTCAAAAATTTCTTCACCATCTTGTCCCTCATTATGAATGAAATAAAGAGCAGACCTACCAAACTCACCATTGAAATCTGCTTTTGCCTTAAATAAAATTGCAACATCTACATTATAATCCTCATCTAAATCTAATAGTTTCATTTCTGTCATATTTTTATAAATTGTTGATGATAATTGTAAATATTTAAGTTCACCTGATGAAAATATTCCAGGTGATATTTCAACTTCTGCATCATAATCTGCCATCAGTTGAGTATCGTTGTTTGCTGGATGATAATCCCCAGCTGTAAGTTTATCCTTCACTTTTTCTTTATCAAATGATGGTGATATAACATCTGTTAGCATATTTCCCATTACAGCACCACCGGTATGACCTGTAGGAGCTCCATCATCTCCAGATGGTGTAGTTCGACCTGAACTTGGTTCACCTGATACAGCAGTTCTATAATATTTACCTTTTTTAACTATATCTCTAATTCTCATTTGACATTTAAGTGATGTTGTCCAACCCGATGATGTTAACTCATCACTCACATTCATCACTTGAAAATAACAATTTGTAAAATATATTTTTGGAATATAAGACATACGAAAAATAGAACCAGGTGATACAGAACCAAGCCCATACAAATCTAAAGTTAACTCTATAGGTAAAATATTTTTTCTATCTGCAAACATTTTCTGTTTTGCCTGATTCATCCAATACTCAACAAGAGAACCCACTTGTGTTTTTCCTTTCATTGCTGCTAATTCTGCTTCTCTATTTTCATCATATTCTGTTTCTTCAACAGAACCAAAACCTTGAGCCTCAGCATTATTACCTACTAATGCGTTCCAACCTATTGATATATCACTTGCAATTTCTTCGTTTGCCGCTATACTATCATCTGTAGCTGCAAACATTTGTCGTTTATATGTTTGAGTTCCACCTGACCTGTTTATATCTGGTTTCCAAGTTGTACCATTATCTTTTTTCTTTAATTGTTTCATAACAGCCGGATTTGAAAACATTATTGGATTACTTCCTCTTGATGCTCGTTCTGCATCTAACATTTCTCTTATTAACATTTTTCTATAAACTGCATCACCAACATTTGGCATATATTCCATACACAAATCTGCCATACCCGTTCTATAACATTGTTCAAGTGCCAAAGAACTGTCAACCAATTCATTTAAAGGAGTCATTGAACCTTTTCCACTCATTTGTTGTATTGCAATTTGATTTGCTAAATTACCACTTGGCATTGAAAATCCTAAATCAAAAGTTTTAACTTGTGTTCCAGGTGAAGCTGCATTAAATATAAACATTTGCTCAAACCAATCGGTAGTATCATCTATGGAAGAATCAGTACCTATATTTCTATCAAAAATTTCATATTTAGTACCAGTATCATCTGTGGTTCTAATGCTTAAATCTATTAAATCTTCTGTACCTGATTTTATTGAACCTAATATTTTTCCAATAAGTGTTTTTGCATCTGGTGCATCTTCAACAGCGTTTTTTATTGTATCAACAGAAACAAAACACTCTCTTATAGGTATTCGACCTTGTTTTGTATCTTTAGTAGTATAAAAACTTCCATTTGAAGATTTTATAAACCTACCACTTTCACTCTTTCTATCATTTGGTACTTTACCTAATTTTTGATTATAAGTATAACTACTATCGCCTGTACCATCCCAATTTAGTGGATATAAAAAATAATTTTCAAGGCCTTTATATGGTTGTGCTTTCTGAAGAAATTCATTAAAACCTACAAAAGAATTACTTGAATCAAATTTTACTTGAAATGTACCCTCCCCATTAAACTTTTTAGAATGACCGTGCACCTCACCTTTAGGTGTTACATTACCAAATAAAGAATTTAAGATATTATCCTCCATCCATCCTATTGAAATAAATAATTTATTTTCTTCTTCATTACCTGCCTGAAATACACCCAATCTTTTACCATTCGTACCTGGTATCCAAGCCCTTTTACCTGCGATACCTTTTGAAGATAAATTTTTATATGCCCACCTATTCATTACTGTTCTGACTTCATCTTCACTTTGAGTACTTAAACTCCAACCACCTGCAGCTGCAGCTAATTCTTCACCACTTGCCCCATCAGTACCTTGTTGTGCAGATGAGCCTGCTTTTTCTTCATCATAAAAATTTACTGCCCATCTCAATACCTCAATATCTAAACCATTTTTTAATTTTTTTCTTGTGTATTGATTAACATTAGAAGATAACAATGCAGTATTTTTTGAAACAAATTCAATAGAACAATCAATTCCATTATTTGTTACTTTGGAATCAAAGTTTACAACATTTCCCATTAAGATTTTTAAATCACCACCATGCTTTTCAACTTCTCCCAATTCTTCTCCATTCATTCCATCACCATAAAGTTTTTGTTCCAAATCAATATTATTTTCAAGTAAGTCGCTAGGATTGTATAAATCTGTTATATTATTCCAACCCATATCTAAAAATACTTGAGCACCTGGTCTTAAAAAATATCTTGAATATATTCTTTCAAAATCTCTGAAACTGAACACTTTAAACTCCACAGTTGTTTTTATTGTTTGACCAAATGAACCTTGTGTTTCACTTGAAACTTTTATAATACCTGCAGGTGCATTGTGATGATGTAATTGTTTTGAACCATCTGTAGGCCCATCAGATAATTCTGGTGGAAATATATCATAATAGTTATATGTATCAGAAAGACTCTCTTTTTGAATAGAATCTAATTCTCTTTCATTTTGTAAAACATTTAACTGATTATTACCAATGATATAACATGCTGGTTTATTCATAGTGTCTTCTAATAAATTAACTTCTTTTTTAACAGAGTTAAAATATAGATTTGGATTATTAGCCAAATCCGATTCTATCTTTCTCATAATCTCTTCTTCTGAATCTCCACTATCTTTATACTGATGTTTTTTCTTTGGATAGCTTACACCGTCTACAGTTCCTTTTACAACTTCTTTTATATTTATCGCAGTCCATAATCTGGCAAAAGGTTTTCGTGATGATAAATCTGCTATACCACCAAATTGATTATTTAACAAATCACCGTAGGTTAAATTATCTGCATCCTTATCCGCATCATCTGAATATCTTGACTTCTGAATTGTTTCAAGAGGATTTATTTTTGTGGCTGCTGCGTTTTGACGTGCTTCTAATTTTTTCTTAACCCTTACAGGTATTTCTGCACCAAATGCTCTACTTTTGATACCCATTTATTACCTCACTTTTATTGTATTTCTTAAAACCGGCACTCTTAAAGAACTTCCTTGTTCTATATTAATATCTGTTAAACCATTTGCTTTTGCAATAATCCACCATTGTTGTGGGTCACCATAAAAATCGAATGCAATAGTATCCAATCTATCTCCATATTGAGTAATCACAAAAATATCAGTATCGGATTCTTCTATTTTCGGATATTCGGCTGTGCCTCTATATCGTACTCCATCTTTCATTAATGTTTTTGTTTTTGAATATCTCATCTATAAACTCCTTAAAGTGGTCCTAAATCTTCTATACCACCATTACTGGTTTGATTTTGAAATTGTACACCCGATGGTGTATTAGCTGGAATATTGGTATCACTGCCTTGGCCTGGATTATTCACACCGTTATCAGTAGTTGTTGGATTTGTAGTTGTAATACCATAAAAACTTTCACCTGTAGGATTACCTGGTAATGCAAATTGTAAATTCGGTACAGTTGCATGAATTACTTGATAACCAATCGTTACCTCAACATACTTTGGAACTCTTTTACCTGGTTTTGTTTCCCAAGGCGAGTTATCAGGATAACTATATGATAAACTTTTTATAAAACCAATTACCTCATTATCTCTTTTACCTATTAACTCTCCCACTCTTAATTTTAATAATGGTGGTTTTGGTCTTTGTTTGAAAAATATTTCTTGACCACCACCTAATAGTTCTGTATCCACCATATATTCTGGATAACACATAGAAGTTAATCTATTCATTTTTATATATATTGCACTCAACTCATCTTCAGTATGTGCAAATAATTTTAATGTAAAACTTAATGACCTTTCAGTAGAATCATAATTATAAACAGGTTCACTTCTTCCAACATAAACTGTATTGTTCCAAGTAGGAGCAATTTCCTCTGTAAAACCTGATATATATGCTCTAAAAATAAGGTAAGAATCATCTCTTAAATCTTTAAAATAAAATGGCATTCCACTTGATTCTTTCTCATAATCATTTGCCTGTATAAAAGTTCCTATATCTCTAAAGGCTACTGCTAAATCTACTCCTTTTCCAAGTGGTGCAAGTGTATGTTTATCACCACCTTTTGATTTGGCTTTTAATGTACCCCCCTTACCATATCCTATTTCTTTTGCAACTATTTCTTGTGCTGCAATTTCCAATGCCCTTGTATTTGTTAAAACTTTTAAAGGTTTCGCACCAGTAAAACTTTGTTCCATAGTTTGTTCAATTGGAATTTCAGGTTCACCTTTTCCTCTTCCACCTTTACTATTCGCCATAGTTGTTGGGAAACCACCTGCATAATATGTTATCTCACCAGCCTGTGCGGGTGGAGTACGAGTATATAAAACATTTTCACCACCTTGAACTAATCTTGAACCTACAGTTGCCAATGTGCCACGAATTGGCCCATAAAAAGCGTTATATCTCTGTCTACCTCGAACTAATCGTCTTTCACCATTTTCATCTGTTTTGACATGAACCGTTTTACTTAAAGCACCAAGTAATTCTTGTTTTGCAATAAAAGCAAGTCCACTAGCCGATGACATATACTTACCAATTCTTTCCACATCAGTTATAGCATTTTTAAGTGGTGAATATCTCTCTGCTGCTCTTATAAGTTCATCTATTATTTTTTTAACTCCACTTTTTGCCTTACCTGATTCAGTAGGAATATTATAAACTATATAAGGTTCTTTTGTATGAAATTTATCTCCAAGTAAATTTTTTAATTTACCACCCGTTATATCTGATGTTCTTGATATTATACTTGATTCCAATATATCACCTTGTCCTTGATAACGAAGGTCTAAATTGGCATGATTAACATTTGGTCCATAATGATAACCAGGTGATTTACTTGTATGGTCTTTATTATAAAACTCATCCCAAGCAAAAAATCTTAATTTAGGTATTGGGTCACCTGGAGCGACAGGGTCTTCAGTAGATAGATTTTTTTGAGTATCAGTTACCTTCTTTTTTGCATCATCAATTATATTAGGTATTTTTTGTTTGGCCAAATTAACCAAATCAGTTGATGCCCTTACACTTGCAAGTTGGTCTTTTGCTCCACCAAGTGCCTCACTTAAAACATTAGGGTCACCTGTTTTTTTTGTAATAAAATTAGCAATCCTACTATTACCAAATGCACCAATATTTTTTTCAACTGAAGAGAATACTTTTGTTTGTACACCTGAAATTCCTTTATAAAGAGAAGTTGTAGGGTCTTCTAATTTTGCCATTACATTTTTCTTTAAATCATCTAAATATTCTGTTTTTTTCTTATCTAACTCTTCACCAATTTTTGCTTTTAATTGTTGTTTTATTAATTCTTTTTTAGAGAGTTTTTTCTTTGGTGGATTTAATATAGCTTCAAGTTTAGATTTACCTGATGCGAAATCAAAATTAAATATAGGTCTTTCAAAAATTGAACCCTCAATACCAAATTGACTTTGATTTATAATATCTTGAGAAAATCTTGATTCTGCAAAAGTATTAAGTAGTGATTGAAATTCTACAGGTTGACCTATTAAAGTATTAGATGCAATCCCACTACCAAGTATTCCATCAATTCCTAAATTACTTTCTGACATATTTCGTAAATTTTCAAAATTTAAATCAAAACGAGTTTGAAGTGGAACACTTGGTTCAAAAGAACCATCTCCTAATGAACCACCTATCCCTCTATTACTGATAGGTGTTTGAGTAACATTATTAAATGAAGTTTGACCTGGTTCAATTCTTACATCAAAACCACTTGCTTTATCATTTGGTAAAAAATCAACTCCTGCTCCAAATCCAGCCTGTACTTGTTCTACTCTTTTCTCTGAAAATTTTGTATCTAATTGAGATTCTTGCATTTGAGATAATTCATTAGGAATACTATCTTGAACATTTGTTACAGATGGTTCAACTATTTGATTGAACTTATCAGATTCTGTAAATATGTTTTGTAATTTTTTAAATGACATTTATTATCTCCATTAATCTGCAAACCCTAAATTCTGTGTCATAATTCTACCTTGTTCTTTAGCACCTTTCTTAGCTCCATCCACATTAGATTCCACAATTGCTGGCACCCAATTTTTATGAAAGTTCTCTTCAAGAGTTGCTAATCTTCCATTCATCAGTACTAATTGGTCATATAAATCTTTTGTATTTGTACCTTCACCTTCTGCTCCACCATCACCACCAGTAGTAGCAAGAAACATACCACCACCTATTCCTAATGCCATAAGAGTAGGTAATGCAAATACTCCAGCCAATCCAACTGCCAATAACGCACCTGATAACATAAACATTGAACCTGCTAAACCTGCAAGTGCTATTGCAAGTTGACCAACTTCTCCAACTCTATCAAGTAAAGGTGTAAGTGCGGTACTAAATGTTTCCATACCCGATGCTATACCTGGTAGAATAATTGTCATCAATGCCAAGAAACCTGTTAAAATTATCAAACCTGGTAATGCAATTAAAATACCAGCCGATGCAAAAAGTAACAAAGTAGATAATAAACTAAATGCGAGACCAAGTGCCATTAATGGGAAGAACGCAGCAAGCCCATTCTCTACTACCCAATCTAAAAAGGGAATAAACATTTCAGAACCTTTGGCAAATCCCATCATTGCTAAAGCTAATACACCTACAGCAACAGCCAATATCAATATTGCAAGAGAAAGTTTTATACCTATTGCCGCAAAAGCACCTATAACCAATACCATTGCTGTAAATGCAACCATCACGGTTATACCCTTTGAAACTCCATCCCAAGTAACATCACTAAATCCTTGAAATGCTTTAGCTAAAATGAAAACTGCACCTGCAATCAGAATCATTGAGCCTGCCAATGGAAGTAAATTTTTTCCCATTTTCATTAAACTTTTCCCAATACCACCACCTTTTGGCGGCACATCTGCTTTTGCTTTTGCCTTACCTAACTTTTCAAATGATTTGGCCAAAAATCTATTTGCCGCTGCTTGTGCCAATGTTTTTATTATTAAAAATCCAAAATATGCTGTTAATGCAAGTGTACCTAAAATCAATACTTGTACAAGAGGATTTACATCTCCAAATATCCCACCAAGATTTGCAATTGATGCAACAAATCCTAATATTTGAAGTTTAGCAACTTCTAATTCATTTTTTAATTGTGTTACATTACCAATTGCATCCTCACCAACAACTTCCGATACATCAAAATCAGTTGTTCTTTTTAATTCTGCATTTGATTTTCCTTGTAAACTTACAAATTTAGATAATTCCTCTACACTTAAACCAACTGCATTAGCCAATGCTTCTCTTTCAAGAACACTCATTTTTTCAAACTCTGCCTGACCTCCTACGATTCTTGAAATCTCCATTGCAACACCTGCTATATCACCTTCAAGTGCAAGTTGTCTTGCTTTTTGAAGATTGATGTTCCTACCTATCATTATACTTGCTTCTAATTCTGCATTTAAACTATCTTGGAAATTTAATAAACCTTTTGCAGTTTTAGCAAGAGTAGATAATTCCATACCAAACTTTCTTGCAGTAACTGCAGCTTTTGCCATATTCTCACCACCATCTTTTGAAAACAGTGCAAACTCTTCACTGGCATTTGCTATATCTTTCATAAGAACACCAGGTGCGATTCCAGCAGTTCTTGCCATCATTTCTGCACCCTTTAAGAAATTCTGTGCCTGTTCTGCTGATAAACCTGATGTTTTCATTAGTATTCCAACTAATTTTGTACCCTCTTGAGCACTTACCCCTAATGCTTTAGATGTGTCTGCAATACCAGGTGCTAACTCTTTTGCCCTTTCTACTGATAGACCAAAATCACCACTTAATCCTTGTACGGTGGCAGCCAAATCTTCTGCAGACATTCCTAATCTAGCAAAATCTGCTCGTAATGTGATTAAATCGGCTTGCATCTGATTACTTACAGCACCAAAGTTATCACCAATAGCATTAACTTGGTCATCTATTGCTAAGAATGCACCTGCAATTAATGCTGCTCCTAATGCTAATTTCCAATTTTTAGAAATAAATTGACCAACTGCCATTCCTGCTTTAGAAAATTTTTGAAAAAACTCTTTGGCCCCATCGTTAATGGCTGCATCCATACCTATCGCTTTAGTAAACCAATTGGACGGCAAATTCTGCAGGGCACCCTCAACACCCTCATCAATTCCAGATTTAAGTTTATCTCTTACATCTTTGATTTCTAAATTATTTAATGTTGTTTGAATATCCTTAGCTAATTGTGAATCTGGTCCTATAATAGAAAGAAGGTTTTCTGCTATTTTTTTAAAGTCTTCAGAAGATACTATACCAGAAGCAAGACCCTCTGCAGATTCAGCAAAAGCTTTTCCTACTTCTTGTGCCTTATCTGTACTAAAAATTCCATCACCACCCTTTTCTAATTCAGTTTTCATTTCAACTACAGTTGAAGAAAGAGATTTTAGAAAATTATCAACAAGTTTATCACCTCCAGATACAAGATTTTTCTTTATCTTTTTTGAAATCTCCGACCCGGCACTTTGAATCGCTTCACCGATACTTGAGGATGCATCATCAACGGATTGGTCATTTATTGGTATATCTTTTTCGGCCATAATTTTTCCCTATAATTGAAAAGTATTTTTAAAATTCACCGAATGGGTTTTTACCTGTTTTTTTATCAACCCACCCACCTTTTTCTGGTTTCCATATATAACCTCTTTTATTCATATCTTTATCTAAAGCTCTCATATCTTTTGCTGCTTGTTTAATTTTTGCAGCCATTCCAGGTACTTTTTTTAATTTTTTCATAACTTTATCTTCACCTGTACTGCGAAACATTTTTTTAAAGAAATCTGTTAGAAAGTTTTCTTTTAGAATATTTGATTTATTCATATATGATTTTTTCTTCGACATAATACTCTCCTAATTAGATGTATCTATTCATATATAAATATCAAAATTGTGAAAAATTATATTGATTATCTACGAGGCACAGATGGTATTGATGGTGTTCTACCCGATTTATTTCTTTGTTTATCCATTTCTTCTTTTTCTCTCTTTTTTGCCTCTATTAATTGTTTTGCATAAAAAGACCTTAAATATACAGGCATGGTATATAACTCACCCCAAGTAAAACCACCTTGTGAGTTATACAACATTTGAAAAATTGTTTCGTGAATTTGGATTCTATGACTGGGAGTTAGGCCAAAAAAAGTTTACCGTCATTGGTATTACTACCTTGACGGTTTCTCCTTCTATGTCAATTTCTTGAGTTAAATCTATATCTGGTGATACTTCTTTTACATAATCTCTTAAAAATAAAGAATCTCTTGATAACATATTATCAACAAAATTATTTATTGTTGCTTGACTTGTTTCGCCATTTACTTCAACTATTAATCTTTTTAACCTTGTGGTAATTTCTGCAGTTTGTCCTATTTTTTTAAGTCCTGCAATATCCTTTTCCATTATTTTTTCATCTGCACCAGTCAAAAGTTTAAATTTAATATTTACTTTACTAATTGGAAGTTCAATATCAAATACACCATTAGAATAATCAATACCTTCTACAGGTTCTGAAAATTCACATTCTGCCAGATTAAATGTATGATTAAGTTTTTCACCAGTAGTAGGATTAACAACTTCACAACTATATTCTGCACCATATGCTAATATTCTAGCAGCTATCATAACAGCATTTTTATCACCAATAGTTAAATCATTTGTTGTAACACCAGGTGTTACGATAAGTGAATCTAATAATTTATCAATTACAATACCTTTTTTGATTAAATTCTGTGATGTAAGAATATCTTCTTCTTTCGCAGTCATATATTTAATCTCAAGTGTACCCTTACTTAAAGGGGATTCTTTTGAATAACAAAGACCCTTCGTTGGTAAATCAATAACCTCTGTTGGAAATTGAAAAGTTTGTTTTTCTTGTGTTTTATTTTCTTTAGCTTCTGCCATTATTTAATCTCCTATGTAACTTAAACTTCTAATGCTCGTCTAAACCAACCCATCCAAAACTTTTCTTGGTTTGGTTTGTCGATAACTATGTTAGCAAATCTTAAAACTCTATACGCTCTCACTCTATCCACACTTATGTTTTGTATGGCTTTTAAAGTCATTGGGCCCATACCACCATCAACTTCAATTTTGTTTCTGTTTTTAGAATTAGCAGCCTGTTGTAAAACCTTTACAGCTCCTCTTCTACCAAAATTAACACACATATCAAAGTATATATGTCTTAATTGTGGAGGAACATCATCACACTTTCCTCGTCTCCAATAGTCTGTATGATATATTTTTTTAGCTTGTTCTTTTGTTAGATTTTTAATATCAACATCTGGATACCATCTTTTGGCGATTCCATACTTGGTTTCACCACCGGCATCATCAGGGTCATTCACATAACCACCTTCGTGTTCTAAAACCACTTCTATTATTTCATTAAATGTACTTTTCATAAAACCTCATAACTAATTCATATATAAATATATACAAAATAAAAAAACCCTCAATATTTTTTTATTGAAGGTTTTTCTATACTATATTTATGTTTATCTTTTAGAATTGAAGTATTGCGTAATCGTATCGTAAAGATAGTGTAATTTCAGCAGGGTCTGAAGAACCGAAGTCTAAATCACCAAATTGTGCATCTGTGATATAACAACCTTTTAGTATCCATTCTTCTACTACATCACCTACTGGTCCTAACACATTAAATGTCACTTCTTTCTTATAGAAATCAGAATATCCATCTCTACCAGTTACTGATTCGTGTGATAATCTTACCCATTCCATCACTGCTTGAGAAGCAGAAGGAACAACTGGGTCATACAATGTTACCTGTAAAGCTTGCCATTTACCTTTACCTTTAACATACCTTGTAACATTCATATGATTTAATTCAACTTCATCAAATGTTATCTGTGGTCTACCAGCGGTTTTAATTAAGTACGCAGGAATACCATCAATTCTCATTATGAACCTATTTTTTAATTTAGGTTCAAATGGTGTAAACATTATATCTTGTGGTTCTAATACTGTTGCCATTAAAATTCTCCTATTTCTGAAAAACTTACATATGTTTTTACATATATAAATATCTATAATTTAAAAAAAAAGGGAAAACTTTATTAAATTTTCCCTTTTTTTAGTTATTTACTTATTTCCTAATTACTCTGGAAAAGTAGCACCAGTCGGTTGAACGGTGAAATCAAGAATAATAAACTCAGCAGTTCTTGTTGGTTGTAAGAACAACTGTCCGATTAATTGATTTCTATCAATTGAATCAGGTGTATTATTTGTTTCATCCATTATCACTTTAAATGCACTCAATCCACTTTGTGATTGAACTTGTTCTAAATAAGGATTAGCAATATTCAAGAATCTTCTTCTTGTAGCCTCTGTATTTTGTTCAAACACAAGGAATCTTGAAGATGATGCAATGAACTTCTTAACTCTAATAAGTAATCTTCTTACATTCACTCTATCTAATGAAGATGCTTTCTTTTGTAGAGTTTTTTGTCCAAATACCACAACGCCTTGACCAGGGAAAGTAGCAATTGGATTAACATTTGCATCATATAAATCATCACGATTTCCTTGAGTTAATTTTCTTTCTGCTTGAACCGCAACATCAATACCACCACGATTTAAACCAGCAGGAGCAAACCAAGGCTGTGCAACTTTATCATTAAAAGCATACACACTTGGAAGTACTACTGAAGGTGGCACCCATCTCAATGTTCCTAATTGAGAATCTTGAACTTGAACCCAAGGCCAATATGTTGCTGCATAATTTGATTCTCTTGTTGCTGCTTGAGCAGTTACAGTTGAAACTGCACTTGTATTATATGGAACGGTATCATATACAAGGAAACAATCACCTCTATTTTCACAAACTTCAATAGCCTTTGTGATTGTTGCTGTATGTCCACCACCTAAACTATCCACAATACCTGGTAACATTATCATATTAATATCAAATTCATCTTGGTTAGCCAATAAATTTAATGCTTTTTTATAAGCATTTGTTCCATCAGCACCACTTGATAATACAAATCCTTGTGAACCTGCAGATGCTATATTTTCATAGAATTTATATGCGGCTGCTGCAGCAGTTCCTGCTGTACTACCTGATGAATTAAATCCTGCAACTCCGTTATCTCCACCACTAAATGCACCGTGAACTGAGCCACTACCTGGAGCTGGTAAAGATGCTGATAATGCATTACTTCTTATATTACCATTTTCATCTAAATAATCAATTGTTTTTTTAAGTACTTCAACTCTAACATAGTTAGACTTTGGTGGATACTCACCTGTATAAGATAAATAAGGTGCATCATCCGTGCCTTGAATTGATAAAAAAGAATCACCTACTGCTTTTGCAATATAATTATTTGAGTTAGGGTCAAGATTTACATTAGTAAATGTTTCAAGAATTTGTTTTCTATTATGAACATCACTACCTCTTCTTATTAATAATGTAAATGTTCCTTTATTGTAATTAACCGAAGTAATCTCATACCTTACATTATCATCAGAACCACCTCTATCTAACACCATATTAGTTCCTACTGAACCACTATTGTTCATTACTGCACCATCTGCAAGTGTATGTAATTTAAAACAATGAGCATCAGCATCAGCGTTTTGAGTACCACTTTTTGCATAACTACCAGTAAATGCTTTACCACCTGCCACATTACTACCAGTCAATACATTTGCGGAAGCTCCACCGAATGTACCATCTAAAATTCTTACTACTGTTAAACTATCTGAATGTTTTAAATATTCTTGTGCTGCGTGTGATGTCAAGAATTGAATCTTTGTTGAACCACTCTCAACCACATCTCCGAAGATTGCTTGGTATTGAGAGTAGGTAGATACAACTGTTGGCACCATAGCTGGACCTTTTACAGTCGGACCAACTAAAGCAGCCCCTATATCACCGATTGCCGCCGGTAAAAAGGTTTGGTCTACCTCATTGGTAAACACGCCTGGGGAAATTACTTTTTCTGCCATTGGGAGTTCTCCTAAAATTAATTTGTTAACTTATAAGTTTGAATATACATTAATGTATCAGAATGACCTGATTTATTCATATATAAATATATGACTCAATCTCCAAACGATACATTTATTTTTTTAAATTAAAAATTATTTTTTAGGTTTTTCAGTAGATGCATCTGGTGTGAACTCACCTGTAGTTGGGTTCAGAGTACCTGTACCATATTTTTTTGTTAATCCATCAATGAGTTCTTGTTCACTTTTCTGAATAGATTTATACTCTTTTCTTAAATTATCTTCCAAGACATTCAAAGCTTCATAATCTTCTTCTACCTTTAATTTATAAAGAGCAAACTCTCCAAATCTAATTTGAACATTTTGATAGTTGTTTCTAATATCTACAACTTGTTTTTTTTCTTCTTCTGTGAATTTAATTGGTTCTGCCATTATTAATAACCTCCATTGTTAAATGTTTTCTTATATATAAGTATATATAACTTTATAAAAACATCAATTTTTTTTTAACTACCTTGTTCAATATTTCTTGGGGATGCAATTTGTTGAGAAGTAGCATCTGAACTGCCTTCATTAAATGTAACTTTACCAACAGTAGGCACCATTTTTGTTTCTGCAATTTTACCAAGAATAGTTTCTGTAAATTCTGGTGATATGTATGCATTTACTGTTATAGAAAATTCATTTTTAATTAATCTTTCACCATCAACGGTCAATTCTGATGCATCAGCAATACCACCCTCTAACTTTGCTAAAAATTTATAATCTGTTGAATCACCCCAATATTTATTAGCATGTTCAATAAATAATTCTGTTAATTGATTAACTTGTTCTATAAAATTTGTTAAAATTACAAAAGAATATGTACATACTATAAAATCTGGTACTCCTGTCACAATCAAGTTATTTACTGGTTGGATACCTGTTTGAACTGAAAAATTATCATATCTATTTGTTTTTGACCATTTATTACTTCTAATTATCTGATGATATTCATTTTCAATATCAAAATCTGATTTAATCATTGTATCATTAAATGTAGTATCATTTCTTTTCATAACTATTAAAGGTAAAATAACAGTACCATCTTTATCTCTTAACACTCCTCTTTTTCTAACCGCTTTCCATCTTTCTTCATTACCATACATAACTGGTACTTTTACAGATTCATTTGCCTCTCTTATTTTTGGATTCATCACATTTTTAACATATGACATAATAGAAGTGTCAATATCTTTAAGTGTTATTGCATGATTTTTTCCAAAATTTAAACCAGGTACGACAGTTTTAGATTGATTACCACTTATGTTTCGAGTGCTAACTTGTTTTTCTCTATTAACTATCCCTCTACTTACTACTTGTTTATTTGTTATTGGTTTAACGGCCATTTCTTCTTCTCAATGCTTTTAGTTTATCTTTTTTATTTTTAACTTTACCTTTAAATTCTTGTGATTGGACTGCACTCGTATCAACTTTACCTATAGCAATCTCTCTTTTTATATCTACTTCTATTGCCTTTGTACCTGTTTGACTTGGTGAATCAAAGTTATCTAATTTATTCATCAACTTACCCATCATCTGTTCCATTTGTAAATTACCATTTGGTTCGGGTGTGTAAGTATGTTTTTTTTCACCATAAACATCTTCATCCTCTCTAACATTACCACTTACCTCTTGTTTAGGTTTAGGTGTTTCCTTATAGTTAGGATTAGAAGTATCATACTTTATAATTTTTTTATGTGTTATTTGTTGAACAGCCATTATTGTCCTCGTTTTTTAAATCTTTTTATTTGAGCTGGTGTTCTACCAGTTTTCTCTAATATTTTATTCTTCTTTCTTCTTTCTTGTTTTCTTAATTTAGCTGCTTTGTTTGGCATTATCTTGGTCTCTCTTCAATCTGTAATGATGATAATCTACTTTTGTTTGCTTTTGCTACAATATTATGTTTAAACTCTGTGTTACCAGCAAACAATTGTGGTTCTGTTACTGAACCTATTTCCCAATACATATCATTCCAATTAACAATATCACCAATTTCAGGAAAAAAGTTTAATGAGCCACTTGATAGATTTTCTCTTTGAAAATACATTTCAATTGAACCCCTTTTATCTGCACCCCACTCTTCTTGTACTATCTCAGGTTCGTTATAATTTATCAAACAATTTACTCTAAATCCTACATCATAATATTTTGTTGTTGATTCACCATAGACATTTTCATCTGTATTTTCTACATTAACTTTATAAACATCTACATATTGTCCCACAATATCATCAATCAATTCTTCATTCATTGCATTGATTAAATCAAATTCTTTTTGTGGTATAAAAAATGGTTTAGTTGCCATAATCTTATCCTATGTAAATACCCAATGGGGCTTTGTTCAATATTTGTTGTTGTGCCTCTGCCTGTTCTTGTTCTTTTCTAGCACCCTCTGATAAAGATACAGAATCTAAAAACTCTTTTAACTCTGTTAATAATTGTTCTTTTTCTTCTCTACCTTCTGCCTTGAGTGATTCACCATCCAAAGTTACATCACCGTTAGGAAGTGGCATTGAAGCATATTTACTTCTAATGATTCCTAATAATTCTTTAGATAATGCAAGTGTGAATTTTCTTATCCAATTTCTACCAGCTGCATTTATTTCCTCATAGGTAAGAAACTTATAAGGTATATTGGATGGGTCTGATACTTTTGAATTTGTCCAAGTTCTTGTTGTTGAATTTTTATCAGTTTTAAGATAATAATGAAAATATACTTTATCACCTGCATCATCATCTTTTGGTCTTGGAAATATTCTTAATTGATTATTTATCAGTTCAAATGAATATGCAGATTTTCTAATCTTATCACTTGTTTCAATTGCCTGTGCCCTTGATATATCGTGTGATACAGGTCTCATAATATATGTAACTGCAGGAGCAACATCTCCCATACCAAATTGGTCTAACATTTGTTGTTGGTCAAATGAACCTGCATATGGGTCATAAAATTTTGTTACTGCAGCTGGTCCGTGATTAAATACTCGTTGTATTTCTAATCTTTCATTAGAATGTGAAGAACTTATAGTTGCATCATTTTCTAAATCATAAACTTGTTTTGATGATGTTAATGTTATTGAACCTGTAAACATAGTTACACCACCACCTACTCCAACTGCTTCACCATATTGTTCTGCTAATGTGACAGATAATCCTAAATGAGGCGATTCTGGTTCGTGTGAACCCATATCACCAAAAGTAGAACCACTCTGTCTATTTGTTGAACCATAATGTTCCCATAACCAATTCTTTGTATTGTAATGATTTATTTGTTGTGAATATTCAGAAATAGCCTCTTCAAAACAGGCATAAATAGAGTTTTTATCATACTCTAACTGCATAACTGGATGTCCAAGTTTTCTAGCTACATATTTACAAACTGTTAAACTATCATTTTGAAATTCACTATCTGTATCATAAATTCCGTGAGGTGTTTCACCTACAACATCACCAGAAGAAATTGGGTCTTCATATAAAAAACTAAATTTTGACATTTATATTCTCCTATAGATTAGATATAGTCATTCATATATAAATATAAGGAAAGTGAAGAATAAGGTTTATTTTATTTAGAGTTTTTTAACTCATTAATTTGTTTTTGTAAACTGATAATGTATAGTGTTAATTCCTCAACTTTTTCAAGAAGTTTCATATCTCTATCACCTACTGATAGTTCTTTCCACCCATTTATATCATCAATTGATGGGATACCTGGTAAATGTTTAGAAGCAGATATATGTTCTTCTACCTCTGTTAATGTTCTTAATCTATACTCTGGTTCAAAAACATAATCTGGTACATTTAGATTAGTTCCACCATCATTAAATTGGTCTGCGTATATAGTTCCACTTGCACTTATGTTTCCAACTACTTCTAATTTTTGTGCTGGACTCTCTGTTCCGATACCGACATTTCCACCATCTAATAAAGTTAAAACAGCATCACCATCTTGACCATCTGTTTTAAAATAAAAATCTCCTTTGTTAGCACCTGAATCATCATACAATATATAACCATCAGAATCTGATGACCTTAAATGTATAGCTGCGACTCCATCCGCATTAGTATTTTCAATCTGTAAACCAACAGCACCTGTATTGTTTTGAACAGAACCTTCTCCTGCACTACTATTATAAACAATGTGTAAAGGATTATCAGGAGTTGCTGTTCCAATACCTATTTTTGAACTACTTGCAACAAGTGTATTAGCAGAATTACTACCACTATAAAATTTAGCAAATGTATTTGCACCATCATAAAAATCAAAATATTTACCAGTTGGATTAAAACCAATGTTCATTCTTTCCGCACCACCTTCTTGAAAATGAAGTCTTGCATTATTTCCACCTTGTCCATCAATAGCTAATCGTACGACACCTGAGCCAGAAAGATGGAAATCTCTATTTGGACTTTTTGTTCCGATACCAATGTTTCCACTAGCAGATAATATTAAATCACCTCTTCTATTGATTAATTCTGTGTCACCCATATTATGTTTTAAAACAAATTGTATTGGGTCATTAGTAGCACTATCGTTTTCTGTTGATAGTATAGCCTCAGTATCGTGAGCTAAAACAATAACTGAACCTGAAGTTGCACTTGTTGAAGTTAGTTTTATTTTACCACCACTTGCTAATTCTAATTTTTCAGTTGGACTTGATGTTCCGATACCAACATTTCCACCATTATTAAAATAATTATCGTTACCATTAGCGGATGTAATATGTATTTTTTTAACACCACCATCATATAATCCAAATTCTGCAGCATCTGTAGCAGCTTGATTTAATAAAGCAACAACATCTGTACCACCAGCCCTCTCCAATCGTATCCCATCGTTATCACCAGTTGCTTTTACATCTAATAGTTTTTCTGGACTTGATGTTCCGATACCAACTCTTGAACCACTTAATACTAATGTTTTAGATGCATTATTAGGGAAAACACTAAATGGTGCTTTACTACTATTTGTAACATCAACTAAATGCATTCCATATTGATGGTCATTTAAATTACCTTGAGCATATTGTTTGAAATCCCAAGTTTGAGCTGATGATGTAAATCTTAGTGTAATATCTTTATCCGAACCTTGTGATGAATCTAATTTTAATTGTAAATGATTGTCATCTTGAATATGTAAAAGTTGGTCTGGACTTGTTGTTCCGATACCAACATTTCCAAGATAATCAACTCGCATTCTTTCCGCTGTATTATCTTCTCCATCAGTATTAGATGAACCAGGTGAAGTATATACAACAAATGCTCCACTACCTTCTTTAGCTAAACTATCTGCGTCTGCATTTCTTCCTACTGCCGCACCTATTTTGACTTGTGGATAGTTATTATCATTGTTATCCGTCATCGTGAAGTCTATTAATACTTTTTCAGTACCTAAATCTCCTGCAGCCAAATCACCTTGTATAGTCATTAAACTATTATCAGCGTTGTTAGTCATTTCTTTGTGTATATGGAATAATGTTGTTGGACTTGTTGTTCCGATACCTACTTTACCAGCACCTTCATTTAAAATAAGATTTTGTCCACCACCATCACCACTATTAAGAATTGAATTATTACTACCATCTACATATATTCTTAAACTTCTTTGATTAGTTGAATTAATGATTCCTATTCCATTTTCATCATTATCTGCTGGTTGATTTACTTGTAATGTTCCATATGCATTAACAGCACTTCCCACTTGATTACCAACAGTTAAATCACCACTTGAACTAATTCCTCCTGCTACGGTTAAAGTTTGTGATGGACTTGTTGTTCCGATACCAACTTTTCCACTACTCGCAGCAAACAACACTTCCGTATTACCATTGTTACCTTGAACTTGTAGAGCAGCTCTTGTATCACTATTATCTTTATCTGTAATTGTGAAATCAGCCATACCGTGTGTTCCAGATGAAGAATGAATTGTTCCTATACCATTAACACCCACTCTATAATCAAGATGGTTATCTTTAACATGCAATACTGTTGATGGAACAGAACTTGTAAATTCATTTACACCAATACCAACTCTATTATTATATCCATCAACTCTAATAATTTCATTACCAGACCCTCTTGATAAATCATTACCACCATAATGACTATTAATTGTAAACGCAGGTCTACCATCGGTATGGTATCTATTAGCACCAATTGAAAAACCATATCCACCTCTATTGGTACTTGTTTCAAATGTCATACCAACTCTACCTTCATAGTTGGAAGTATTTCTTGATTGTAATTTTATATGTGGGGATTGCCAAAATGAACCTGATAGAGTTTGTATTGCCTCAATACAAAGAGAACCTGTTGGGCCATTAGTACTCCAATTTTTTCCACCCTTAGCTATACCAACTTGACCACTTTGAGAAATAAATAGTGTATTTGAACTACCAACTCCGTGAAAACCTACATCATTTGGTTGACCTGCATTATGTTTAAGAACAAGTGATTTATCTCCATTATCAGTTTCAAAAGTTATATCTTCATTATCAGTAGTTCCAATTTTTAAACCATCATCACCCATTCTAAAATATGCTTCTTGTGCAAAATCATTATCTGCATATAAATTAATACCAGCTACATTTTCACCTCCACCTGAACCAGTAGATTCTATTCTTAATTGAGAATTACTACTACCAGTTTCAACTATATGAAGTTTAGTTGATGGTGCAGCTACACCAATACCAACATTGTTATTATCATCTAATGTAAATGTTGTGGTTCTACTTCCCGCTTCAGTTGAACGATAACCCCATTGAAGTCTTCCATTTGAGTCAATTTCTTGATTCCATATTTTAACACCAGCTCTTGATTGTCTGATACCTGATGTTGTTCCAGTCGAACCACTAATATGTAATCCATTTTTAATATCGGATGTTCCGATACCAACATTTGAACCACTTAATACTAATCCATTAGAAACACCTTTAGATTCTAATTTAATTATTCCTGCTGTATTGTTTATAGTTGTTCCAAGAGTAGCTGATTGTTTCCATTGGTCATTTTCTAAAAAATTATTAGTTGTGGCACCAGAACCATCTTTGAATCTTATAGCAGCATCGGCAAAATCGTCAAGAACTATATCTTTACTTGAAGTTATCCCACCACCTAAAAGTAAATTACCACTTGCACTTATATCACCACCAACTGTTAATTTATGAGTTGGATTCTGATTTCCAATACCAACTTTTCCTGTCCCATCGAAAGTCATTTCTTTACGAGTTTCAGTTTCATTATAAATTGTTAATCCACCATCAAGAGGTCTTATTGAGTATGTATCAATACCTGCTCTATCTAATACAAATCCGTGAGTATGAGAAGAACCAGTTGCTATAATGTATCCACCTTTTACTGAAAGTTTTTCTGTTGGAGCGGTTGTTCCGATACCGATATTTCCACTTGATGAAATGAACATTCTTGTGGTCATAGAAGTTGCACTATTTGCATTGGCTTTAATAAAAATGTTACCATCATTAGTTGCATTACCTAATGCAGCAAGATGTAAACTATCACCATATTGAGATATTTCATTCATATCAAAAGCAAGAAATTGATTATCACTGGATTTTAATAATAAAGAAGATGATATTCTAGCAGCTGCAAATGAAGCAGTACTTGCCATAGTACCATTATTTTGTATTGTTAATCCTGCACCTGTTGTGTGTCCTGCTTCTGGACTTGTTGTTCCAATACCGACTTTTCCACCACCAAGAATTGTAAGTCTATCTTCAGCACCAGTTTTTAAATTCAATGCTCTATGAACACTATCGTGTCCTATATCCAAACCCGTATCATCTAATAGAAAATTACTTGTATAACCTGATGTTGAATTTGTTTTAAATACAAATTCACCTTTTGGTGCATCAAGTTTTAAAAGGTTTACATTGTTAGTACCACTAATGTGTAGTAGTGTGTCTGGACTTGTTGTTCCAATACCAATTCTTCCAGTATCAAGTATTTCTAAACTTCCAGAGTTTCCAAATACACCTGTTCGAGTAGTTATTGATATTCTACCATCAGAGCGTTGTGCGATTTGACCAACATAACTTGCTCGTGTATCTTCTAATTGTAATGAAGCTACATTTCCGTGAACAGGTGAAATTCTTACACCACCACCTGATACATGCAATAATTGTTGTGGACTTGTTGTTCCGATACCGATATTTCCACTTTCAACAATTGTCATAGCTTCTGTTGATGTATTTACTCTAAATTTAATATCACCAGTTGATTTTCTATTAATTAAATACAAGTCACCTGCAGAATTAGCAACATCAGTATAATCACTTCCATCTGCTAATCTTAAATTTGCTTGAGTTGAATCGTTAATCATTAAACCTGTACCACTTGAAAATACAGGAGTTGTTGTTCCAATACCAACATTACCACTAGCACTAATAAACATTACATCAGTATTGTTTGGTTTAATTTTTATTGCATCTTGTGTTCTATTTGTTCTTAGTTGAAAATGATTGTTGTTGGCAACTATGTCGGAATTACTACTATCAGCATGAATAAACATTTTATCACCTATACCAAACGAACCAGTTCTAACAAATAAATCACCACTTGCACTTATATCACCTTCTACTTGTAATTGTTTTGTTGGAGTTATTGTAGTATTTGAAATACCCATTTTTCCATCATTTAAAATTTTTATTTTTTGAGTACCATCAATTTCCATAGTAATCATAGAACCACCTACATCACCATCCTCATCAGCCCTTAAAGTTAATACACCATTAGAATGTAAAACTTCACCAAATGCCTTATTGGTTGCATTCGTATCTTCTAATCTTAATTTTGGAATATCACCTCTAACATTTAATTGTGGTCCTGAACCACTTATAGAAACTGAACCTGTAAAATGATGTTTATCAGTAACAGAATCACCAATGATATTTGAACCACTTGTGAAAAGTACAGAAGATGATACGATTGTTGTATTGATTGAAGATGCTGAAATTGCACCTACAACAAAAAGATTTCCACTAGCACTTATATCACCAGCTACAGTTAAGGTTTTTGATGGTGCTGGATTTCCAATACCAACTCTACCTTCAACAATTAAACCATTTGCATTTGCAGGTGTATTATTGTTTGCAACATAACCCTCACCAATACTAACACCTGTTTCATTAAGAGTCATCTGTCCATCACCACCCGCAGAGAATCCAATTACATTATTAGACCTTCTATAAAGTCCTGTATCTGTAGATAATCCAAATGTGAGAGAAGGTAATGCTTCTGTACCATCACCTATATATATTCTACCACTTGCACTTATGTTACCATCTACTACTAATTTTTCTGTTGGGCTACTATCTCCGATACCCATCTTCCCATCACCACCATTTAATGTTATCCAATTACCACCGGCATGAGTTTGAATATTAATATCATCTGCTTTTAAAAATAAATCATCAGATGCAGAAATAAATAAATCTTTATTCTTATCAAAAATTCTTGATGGGTCATCTTGAGTTCCTAAAATTGAACCTGATGCGTGTATGAATCCACTTGCACTCATTGAACCTTCTATGGTTAATTCTTTTGTATGGTTGGTTGTTCCAATAGAAACATGTCCACTTGCAGTTGCTATATTTAAATTATTTGTATTAACACCAGTGTTCCCACCTAATGAAAGATGTGAATTTTCTGCAGAGATATATCCTACTGTATCATTATCTTTTATTTGTACAATTGCTTTATTATCCGTTGAGACAAAAGTAGCCAATAAATCATCACTACTTTCTACATCCAATTTGACAGTTGGATTTGTTGTTCCGATTCCAACATTACCAGTACCAAGTAGTGTCATAATAGTTCCACCACTACCTTGTACATATATGTTATCAAAATTAGGATGTCCAATATAAATATCATCACCAGAATCAACTTTTACAACTTGAGTTGAAGTTCCAGCTGCATTTTGTATTTTTAAAGCTTTAGTATTATTTAAATGAATATCACCACTCGCACTTATATCACCTGCTACTTGTAATTTTTTTGTTGGAGCAGTTGTTCCGATACCGACATTTCCACTACCATTAATTCTAACAGCTTCTGAACCACCTGCTATAAATTGTAATTGATTTCCAACGGCTCCTACTCTAACACTATTCTTATCATCAGTAGTTGGTGTCAGAAAAGATATATAGGAAAGAGAATCAGTTGAACCAAATATTGCTGCTACATTATCAGAACTACTTATATGTAAAGGAGCATCTGGACTTGTTGTTCCGATACCAACAAATCCATTTGTATCTATTGCAACTTGTTCATCAGTATTGTTTGCACCAAAGTACATTTTCTTTGATGAACCAGCTTTGAGATACAGATTTCCTTGTGAAGTAATGTTTGAATTATTCGTTCCAGTAAAAGTAATTTCTGTAGTAGAATCATTTTGAATAACTAAACCACTACCATCTAATTGGACGGTGCCACCAAAATGATGAGTACCTGTTCCACTTGCACTGATGTTTCCACTTGCGGTTATATGTCCTCCAATTGATGAGAACTCAGGTGAAAAATAATCACCACTAGCACTTATATCACCTGCTACTTGTAATGGTTTTGTTGGACTTGATGTTCCGATACCAACTTTTCCATCATTTAAAATTCTTATTCTTTCGGTATTATTAGTCCAAAAAGACATTGGATTGTTTACAACAGATTTAAAATTAAAAATATCATTTCCAGAATCTATTTGATAATGCACTACATTTGATGGGTCTGTAAATTGTATAGAATGATTGTCATCATCAGTTGTATCTTTTAATATTAATTTTGGGCTTGGATTATGTACTTCTAATTTATTAAATGTACCAGTTCCACTTGCAGTTATGTTTGTTATATTTAAATCACCACTTGCAGTTATGTTTCCACTCGCGGTTATGTTTCCAGCTGAATCAATTCTCATTTGTTCATCACCAGAAGTATGAAAAGCAATCGTATCGACAGCAGGGAATCTTATCTTTGTATTTGAATCTCCCGTATGATATATCGTATCAGCAATATCTAAATTACCAGCAACTGTTGCATTATCCTTAACAATTAAATCTTCAGTAGTTGTAGTTCCACTTGAACTTATATCTCCACTTGCAGTTATGTGACCAGTTACATTAATACCACCTATGGTTGTTTCTAATTTTTGATTACCTGCATAATATAAGTTAACCTTAAATAATTCAGAATCAGTTTTTAGAAGAAGGTCGGTATTTCTATCCACAACTCTAAAGTTGATTCTATTACCACCATTATTAACTGTAGCAGGATAGGGAGCACTACCATCTTGGTCTAAACTCAAAAAATTAATACCACCAGCATTAAATCGAATCCTATTATCAGTAAAGTTTATGAATGTATTATCATCACCTTTGTGTTTGATGTATTGTTTAACAAATAAATCTCCCTCAGCAGTTATATTATTAAATCCTACTATATCACCACTACTACCACTTATTGTTCCACTTGCAGATATATGTTGAACAGAAAGACTTCTCCATAATCTTGTTGATGAACCTAAATCTTTTGTTAAAGTTGAAGATGGCCATATTGGGCCACCTGCTTGAATATTATTACCTGAATCAGATTGTAAGAATAAAGCCCCACCTGCAACACTTATATCGGCCGATGCTCCATTTGATATAGGACCGATTGTTACAGTTCTATCACCTGTATCTACTTCTAATGAACCAGTAATTAAAAAAGAACCAGTTGTTGCAGATTTTCCTACTGCAGTTAAAGAAGTTGATGAAAAACCTCGTTTTAAATTTTGTAAAAGTGTTTTATTCATTGATACACCACCAATACTCAATGAATCTGCATTAGTATCAATGTGTGATGCTGATATGTAATTAAATGAGGCTGAATTAAATCCTAATATGTTTCCATTACTACCACTTATGTTTCCACTTGAAGTTATATGTGATGATTTGATTGCTCCACTTGTAAGAATATTACCAACAACTTGTAATTTTTCTGTTGGAGTTTGTGTTCCAATACCAACATTTCCACTTTCTTTAATTACAACCGCATTACCTGCAGCATTTTTAAATTTTAAATCATCAACACCGGCATCACCAAACTGAATATTATCAGAGGTACTTGGTACAACTGCTCTTTGATAAGTACCATCGGTAAGTTGAACTCTTACTCCCCCATCAGAATATATTTCATCATTGTATAAAATACCACTTGAACTTATGTTTCCACTTGCGGTTATGTGTGATAAAGTATTGATTGCACCACTTGAACTTATGTCACCTTCTACGGTTAATTCCTTCGGTACAGTATGACCAGTACCTATACCAACATTTCCACCATCAAAATATGATGTTCCATTTCCGTGTATTCTTGCTTTAACTGAATTATTTTGATAAACTCTTATAAGACCATCATCGGATGAATTTAATATATCAACGACTTTGTCTCCAGTTGGGCCTCCATCTCTTAACAAAAAGTTATCATATCCCATTATAGTTCCACTTGCAGTAATATTAGTAACCGAACCAGTTATATTACCAGGTAATCCTTGAACACCTTGTATTCCTTGAGACCCTTGAGGTCCAAGTGCAGTTACATTTACTGTTTTGGTTTCACCTTGAGATATGGTAATATTATTAGCACTACTATTTGAAGTTTTAACTTCAATTTGGTTATTACTACCACTAATTAAAATTGAATTAGGCGAATCTGGTTTAATGTTAATAGCCACTTAATTCTCCTTAATAACTACTGCCTTTGGTAACTTCTTTAGATAATTTTATTTTTCCTTGTATTAATCTTGTGACTGTTGCAGAATCACCACTACTTGAAACTATTTCTAAATCATAAACTGCATCTGTAAAGGAAAGATTAGATGATGTTGCATGACTTACATATATTCCAATACTACCAGATGTAGGTGGTTTTGTGGCAGTTAAACCACCAGAACCACTTAAATTCAAACCAGTTCCATCTGCTTGTAAACTTGATGATAATACGAGATATGTAGTTGCTTCATCTGCAGATTTTCTTAAATGCATTCTTGCTTGATAACCTGACAAATCAATTGGATTACCCGCTGAATCCTTATATACAATCTCAAAATCTGTTGTTGCTCCTTGTTCTATTGTAAAGGAATAATTACCGGCTGCCATAAATTTCTCCTAATCTTTAGTATATAAAATAGATATATTTCTTCATATATAAATATTAGAATTGCACAAAAAAGGGTGAGATAATTCCCACCCTTTAAGTTGTTTTTTAATTATTGTTTAACCACCAGTAAAATTAGTTTTTGAACCTCCTGTTAAACCACTTGTAATTGTTGTATTACCATCTTTACCAGGTTCTACTTGAGTTAAAGTTAAAGTAGCAGAATCTTTCTCAACTGTTATTTTACCACCATGTCCATTTGCATGTTCTATACAAGATTCTAATCCAGTAGCAGCTGCTGCAGCGTTTCCACCAGTGTTAAATTCACCAGCACTAGCATCAGTACCAGCATCTTTACCAGTATAAGTTTTTGATGTACCATCTGTTGAAATAATAGTAATTGTTTCATCATCATCATTATTTCCGTGACATACTATTGTAGCTGTTGCTTGTGGATAAAATCCTTCGTGACTTTTTATATAATCATACTTATTTTTAGCACCAGTTTTATTATATTCATCTACTAATTTGGAATTGTTAGCAGCTTTATTATTAACTGCCGTTTGAGATACTTTCATATCATTATGAGGATGTTTTCCTCTATAGCCTCTTTTTGCCATTTTTTTTTCTCCTAAATGTTTAGTACTACTTTTCAGGTTATGTTTAACTTACTACATCAATAATGTTTAGTACTACTTTTATTGATTCGTATATAAATATCAATTGAAAAGAAAAACCCCCACAAAAAGTAGGGGTTTTTCAAGTTACCTCCTTATGACTTACCAGAAGTAAGATTAAAAGATTATTTAGTTTACACTAAATTTAAATCTTTAATACCAATCTTACCATAGAACTCTGGTCTAATCATTTTCTTAGCATAACGAGTCATCACGCCTTTTCTTGGAGTGAAGTCACTTGGGTCATACACAAGAGGAGTCATAATCAATGGAACATATGGAGCATAAACCGCACCTGTTTCAAGGAAGTTTGAACCTCTAAACCCTACTAATATTTGATTTTCAGTCATATATGGATTTTTATAAACAGTATATCTGTTTTGTAAAGACCCGATAGATTGAACACCAGCAGCAAAACTAGCTTTATTACCATCAGTTTGAGTCATATATCCAGGTATAGATTCAAGGATTGTAGCAACTTTTGGAGATACAACAACGAAGTTAGCACCACCTCTTAGCGTTAATCTGTGAATTTCGTTAGAAACTTTTTGGATTTTCGCTACAAGAGTTTGATACCACTCGAATCTTGTACCATAGAAAGTTGTAATGTTCCAAGCACCTTCATCAGTACCAGAACCATCATAGTCCTCACCAGGAGTTACTGACCAGAAGTCTGTAGTAACAGCATCTGCAATTAACATATCAAGGATTTCTAAATCTATCTCTAAAGAAATATATTCAGATAACATTGATGTTAATTCTGCTTCAGCATCAACAGAATGATAAGCATTAAGGTCTTGAGCTAACTCAGGTGTCCATACAGCTTTTAGTTTTCTTGTTTTTGCAACGATAGCAGCAGATTTAAGATTTAAATCAACTTCAGGTATTGCTAATGTATCAGCAGTCGCATTACCTACTGTATCCTCAAAATCACCTCTTGAAGCTTCAGTTGGTTGTTGACTAAAGATAACAGAACCAGTGTTAAACTCATTAGCAGCATTTGCACCACCAGCAGCAAATACACTTTGACCAGAACAAGAAACGATAAAGTTTACATTAGTTCCATCATATGATGTGAACTGTGGAAGAACTTTATAGTTACCATCTGTCATAGCAGTACCACCATCAGCAGATTGTGTAAGGTTGAAAGACCTTACTGCTTTAAAGTCAGCGTTTGATAAATCAGAACCTAAAACAGATACTTTAACTAATTTACTTGCTGCTAAAGAAGCAGAATGTTCTTGATTAAAGTTAATATCTTTGTAAGTAACTGAACCAGTAATAAACTCACCAGTTGCAAGTGTACCATTTTGGTCTGAAACTAAACCTGTTTTTATTTGCTCATTAATTGAGTAGTCATAACGACCTTCGCCATATAGACCACCAACACCATATCCATCTACACCAGCAGACGAACCTGATGGATTGTTAGGACCAGTTTTACCACCAAGTGAATCTACAGAACCGCCAGGAACACTTGAGTTTTTACCAAATCCTTCAACAGATTTACCATATTTAAAGTCTAAATAGAATACAAGACCAGATGGTAAATTCATTGGTTGAACTGATACAAAGTCTTGAGCTGCAATCTCACCAAAGATTCTTCTAACCAATGGAAGAGCAACACCAGACCATTCTTCAGAACCTGCAGCAGTAGCAGTACCAGTACCACCTGTACCACCTGTCGCAGAGTTCTCTGAAATTAACTGTCTTGCTTGGTTTTCAAGCATGATAGCCATTCCACTTTTTTGAAAATCCTCATTCAAACCATCAAGAAGACCAGTTTTATCCCATTTATTAACGAGAGCTTTAGCTTCTTCTTGTTGTTTTTTATAAGGAGATGCATCTAAAAGTGCATCATTTACATAGTTTGACATTTTTATTATCTCCTAATTTACTTAATGATACCAGCAAGTTTTTTAAACCTGTTAGCAACTTTAGTTTCTTCAGTAATCACTTTTCGTGATGCTTTAGAAGGTTTAGTTGAACTCACAGCAGAACTCGCTGATTCAGTAATTGATTTTTTTCTTGTAATAGCACCATTATCACCGAACTGTTCAGCTAATGTACTATACACTAATTTAATTTCACGGGTAGTTTGAGCTCTATCAAAAGTTTCGACCACTTTTAATTTCTGATTATTATTCAAACTATACGCTTTAAACAATTTGTTTGTAAACAACAATTTAGCATTCAAAATGTTCACCTCGTGAAGTTTATCTTTAAGGAATTTAACTGCTTCTTTGTACTCTTTAAGTTCAGATTTAATAGATTCCATTTTAACTTTCTTGAACTGTTCTCCCTTACCAGGGTCTTCTTCATCGGCACCAGATGCATAATTACCTTTATTATCACCTTTACCAATTTCAGAAGATTTAGATTGTTCTTTAATGTCCTCTTCACCTTCTTCTGTATGAGCATTATCAGTTTCTTCTGGTTTTCCATTGCCTAAATCCTCTTCATTGAAAAGAGATTCATCAATTTCAACATCATCATCCTCTTCTTTTTCTTCACCTTCACCCATAGGTTCACCACCTTCGGCTGTTTCAGCATCCTCATCATATGCATTATCTGTTTCTTCAACATCTTCATTAACTTCCTCATCATCTTCTAATTCAGATTCAAGTTCTTTAATGACTGCTTCTAAATCGAGGTCACCTTCTTCGGCTTCATCTTCATCCTCATCATCATCGTCATCGTCTTCTTCACCATCAGCTGCAGGAACTTCATCATCTTCTTCGACTTCATCTTCTTCGTAAGTTTCTTCAGTATCGTGACCTTCTTCAGCTTCTTCATCTTCCATATAAGAACCCTCTTCAGTATCGTGACCTTCTTCAGCTTCTTCATCTTCCATATAAGAACCCTCTTCAGTATCGTGTTCGCCCTCTTCAGCTTCTTCATCTTCTTTTAGTTTAGCAGACAACATAGATTTCAATTGAGGTGTAAATGCTTCTTCTAACGCCATTTTTGCATTCTGTAAAGCTGTTTCTCTAACTGCTTTTGCATCTGCAATGGCTTCTTTTAATAAATCACCCATTTGATTTCTCCATATATTTTTTTATTTTGGAATAAGTTTATTAGGAAACTTAATATCGTTAAGTTATATTTAGACACCGTAAAAATAATAGGACGGTGTATTGTGGTTTGTGTATATAAATATACCAAAGTAACAAAAAAAGTTAATTTTTTTTAATAATTTTTATTAATTTTTTGCTTGTTGATATTTACTTCTTAAAACGGCTAAATTCTTTTTTTCTCTTTTAATTTCTGATGGTTTTCTGTAATAAGCCTTGTTTTTTAAATCTAACATTAGGTTAGAATTTTTTATTTTTCTTTTTAATTGTTTCAATGCCTTTTCAACATTATTATCATATACTTTTACTTGTAACCCTGCCAACCTTTCTTTAGGTCTTTTCTTCCTAAAGTTTTTTCTTTTTTTCATACTAACCTCTTTGTTTGTTACGCTTTTCCTCTTGCTATTGTTTTTACACTAATTCTTTTCAACATTAATGCCTCTACAATATCATTAAATTTTTGTTTTTCAACTGTAATTCGATAAAATCCTCTTTCTTTTGAACTTGGTTTATTATCAACTTCAACTTTACCTTTTTGGATTCCTCGTTTTAATATTGTTTGAACTTTTTTAATATCGTTTTTAGGAACATATAAGAATCTTGCATTAGTATGACGAATTTCTTCTGCCACTATTTGTCTAATTACACCTCTTATTTTTTGTTCCATTACATTTTGTGCTCTTAAAAACTCTTTTGCCAAATATCTTTCTCTTCCGTATTGAGCCTTTGTCCATTTCTTTTTCATAGAAATTGGCATTTCGTCTAATTTTCTACCTTCGTTATTTACCATCCAAGCAACTCTACGAGCATCTGAATTATATACTCTTTTATAACGATTCTCTTCTAATTTTTTCATCCACATTCTTACTTCTTTTACGGTATGTCTTCTTCTTGTGGATTCTTTTATATCATCAAACTCAAAGTTTGTTTTACCTAAAAGTTTTTGCATTTGAAAACCTATTCTTTTTTGTTTTTCAATATTATCATAAAAGTTTGATGATGCCTTTTTATCACCCAATTTTTCTTTATCTTTTTTATATTGTGCATTCCTATCTTTTTCTGATTGTTTATATGCATCACCTAATGATTTAAATGCATCAACTTTATTACTACCAGCTTTTTCTAAAGCCTTAAGTGTTTTATCTATATGGTCGTGTCTAATAACATCTTGTTCTGCATTTGTAATTTGTTTTATACGAATACCTGGCACTTGGTCAAATGCCATTTTTTCATTTGCATCATTCACTGCTTTTTCCATATCTTTTTCTATCTTTGACATTTGTTTAGCTTGTTTTGAAGTTTTAGCACCTTTTGGTACATTTGCATAAGAAGGACCACCTGCATCCATTTCAGGTTCTTTTTTCTTTTTACCACTTGCCTTATCAACAGTAGTTTCTTTTCCAGCGATATTTACTTTAGTCGAACCTCTCATTTTATGTTTTGCTTTATATTTTTGAAAGGCTTCTTTACTTTTAAAATCAATCTCTTCTATATCATCTTTTTTAGAAAAAGGATTATCATCTATTTTAGTCATAGGTTTTTCATCCTCTTTTTCTTTTGGAGGTGCAGGAGGTTGTGGTTTTTCCTCATTCTCTTGTTCCCATATTGCCTCTGCAATAGAAAGTTTAATCAGTTCCTTCAGATGACTCTTCTTGATTTTCATCTTCATTCTCCTCTTCTTCAATTAATTGTGCTTCACTCAAACAACCTCTTGCGACTGCTGTGTGAGCATCTTCGACTAATGTAAATTCTTTAACTTGTATAGGAAACTCATCTTGATTAAATTGTTCCCCTACTACTTCCATAAAACCTTTAACCAATGATGTTCCACCACCAAATACAATTGGAATTGCATTTGGGAAGTTTGGTACACTTTCAGCGTTTTCAAACTGATGTTTTAGGTTTGTCAACAAGTAATTGACTAATGCTCCGTAATAAGAACGAATGGCATTAATTATATTGTACTCATCACTTCCCTCATTATAAATATCATTTATTGCACTTTTCGTTAAATCTAAATTACTTGAACTTTCTTTGATTGAAATTACTTTTGCTTTTGTAACACCACAATCCGATGCTACATTTTCATCAATCCAATCACCACCTCTTGCTACAGAAAAGGAGAGTGCACTCATCCCTTGATACATCACACATATATTACACATTCCCGCTCCCATAGATATAGCAATACCAGTTAAATCATTATCTACGAGTCCTTCATAGGCGAGAGCAACACTCTCCTCTATAACTTTTACATCGTATCCATATGTTTCAATAATCTGTTTCAATACATCTTCGTGATAAGAAACTTCTCTTGTTTGGTCGATTGGTTTAGCAGGTACACAATAAACACAAGTTTCTTTACCTTTAGCTTTTCCAATCAACTCACCTATAATAGCATTCAATACAGGTAGAGCATCTTTTTCTTTAGGATTCAATAATCCTTGAGACATAGGTCTCTTTAAATCTGTTGTACTAAATATTTGTGCATAATTAAAAGCGTGTTGTCCAACGATATGAACTTTACCTGCTTTTTCTACGAAAGGTATTCTTTGTCTTTTTAACATTCGTTTAACTTGATTTGCATCACCGTCAACTGTTAAGAATACATTTCTTTGTTTTTTTATACTATCTTCTGTGGCTGTTATATAATAACTTGTTCCACAATCTAATCCCTTAGCCATATTAACCTCTTAGTTTTTTTAGTTTATCTTTTTGGGTTTTTACTTTACCCTTAATTTTTTCATCTAACTTAACACTACTCTCATCTGATTTCGTGTCCATTACTACATTTTTCTTTACATCTACTTCAATGGGTCCTAAATCTTTTTTTACTTTTTTTTCTTCAATTACAGAACCACTTTTTGTTGTTTCTGAAATATTAAGAACAGGAGACTGTGTAAATTTAATATTTTTAGAAACCCATATCAATAATATGTAACATCCTAAAACTATTTGCCACAAAAGAGCACTATAGATTAAAAGATGTGTTAAATGATGAAGTAAATCCATTATTTACCCTTAATCATTGCTCCAAGCGATGGGATTCCAACAACACCCCCAACATCTTTCAATCTTGGTTTTACTGATTCATCTTTTTTAGCAACAGTTCCTAATTTTTTGTGTAAATATTCATCTGAATCATCTGTATCACCATCATTATCAATGTCTTTATCTTTTAAATCATCAAATTTAGTATTTGCCTCTTTATCATCAATGTGGTCAACTGCTTCATCAATATCATAATAACGATTCAATACATGTCCTATGTCTTCATACAATGCAGTCATTCGTTGATTCAATTGATGTGCTTCTTTAGCAGCTTTTTGAAATTCAACCACACTACCTTTTAATGTTTTCATATTTTTGTTTACTGAAATCTTATCAAACCAATCATCTTGTTCACCAAGAATATGGTTATGTGCAGATTCTGCTATTTCTGATAGTTGTTTGGCAACTTCAACGATGTTATTGTTGTTATAAAGTTGTTTACCAACAATACCAAAGTTTCTAACACCTTCTACAACTTTGAATTTATCTACTTTTGGTGTGTCTTCAAACACCTCTTGTAGTATATTTTTTAACTTTGCCATTTTTGTCTCCTATGGTTTGTATTTTAATGATGTATCAATATCACTTGTTAAATTATTAGTTCCAATATCATTTTTTGGAACACTAAAATTACTTCCTAAATTATTTTGACCAATTGCAGGTCTTAATGGATTAAAATCACTTGTTAAGTTGTTGCCACCAATTTTTATTGTTGATTTGTTAAAATCACTTGTTAAGTTATTACCACCAATTGTTGGCTTTAATGGATTAAAATCACTTGTTAAATTATTTTTACCAATTTTATCATCTTTGGGAGTATTAAAATTAGTTGTTAAATTATTTTTTCCAACTTCTAAATCTTTCTTTGGATTACCCAATGGTTTTTCTGTAGTTTCCTTCATATTTTTATCTATTACAGCTGTCGGTTTTTGTAAATTTTTAATTTCTTCCATTTGTGGTTTAGTAAAGGTACTTATCATTTTAGTTTTTGTATCAAAATCTGCTTCTGTATCTTGTACTAAATCCAATCTACTATATCCAGGTTCTATCTCACCATTTGTACCTAAATGAACACTTTGGTTAAGATTTCTTTTATTAATTTCTGGTAATGGAAAGTTAAGTAAATTTGATTCTGTATTTATTGGTTTCTTATTTGGTAAAGGTTTTACTAATTTACCTTTATCAACAGGTTCTTTCATAATAAGTGGTTTTTTAATAGTATCTATTTTATCTATTTTATTAAATGCTGGTTTTTTATCAATATCACCTGTAGGTTTATCCAAAGTTTTTTTTATATCACTTAAACCAGGTCGTGTTCTATCTAATAATGATGGTGTAGTGAAATTTTCTATCCCTTTACCAAGATTAATCAACTTGGAAGTACCAGTATATTTTCCACTATCTTCATTTATTGTTTTTGTACTTTTTTTATCAATTAATGCCATTCATTAACTCCAAAATATTAATTTAACTAATATTCCCAACACGGCTGAATAAACTACCCACATTGCATGTGTTACACCTTGTTTCCATCTTAATAATGCTTTAAACTCATCTGCGTCCAATTCTTTTCTCCAATATGTATTTTTATTTACCCTTACAACAATACCATCTTCAGGGTCTAATAAAATCTCCTTTATTTCTTTTATCATTTCATGCATTTCTTTAAGTTCACCATTTGGTAATCTTTTTTCAATACAATCTAATCTATCTGATAAATGTTGATTTGTAATTTTTGCCATTATTTCCTCTATTTAGTTCTACTAGCTTTACCTTTTTTACCACCAAAGTAACTTCTAAATCTATTTATAATTTTATCTTTAGTTAATAATTTCATTAAAAAATCTACTTCATATGGATGAGCTCTTCTCGCATCACCTGTTTGTAATCCTCTAATTAAATCAAAGTAATCAATAACACCACTTTTAGCTTTTGACATCCAAGTTTTTACAACTCTACCTTGAACTTTTCTTAAATCTTTTGCCCAATCTTTTAATTCTGAATCAATTACTTTTTTTGCTTCTGGTGATGAAAATCCTTGAGGTCTATCCATATCCCCAACTTCATCTAATCCTTCTCTAACAACTTTTCTTACTCTTACACTACTATTCTGTATCATTTGATATGCCAATTGTTTAACAGATTTTGCATCTTTACCTAAAAGAGTAAGTGGTTCTGATTGACCTGAAACATAAACTTTCCATCTTTTTAAAGAAACTTCATTTACTTTAAAAGGTGGTTTATCTTTATCAGTATAAACTTTACCTAATTCTATATCTTTTATTATATCTTGAAGTTTCATTTATTATCTATTCCTATATATTTAGCTTTTGAATCATTTAACCATTTAACTAAATCTTTTGTATTATTAAATCTTTTATCATATCTTGAACCATATGCATATGGTTTTGTTCCATCCATATAAATTTTAAATTGGTTATATTTAATACCAACAACAATTGCATCCCTATCACGATGAGTTGGTATTGATGATACCTCACCACTTGGCATATATAAATACTTACCTTTCATTTGAAACTTTCCTTCTGTAAGTTTTTCTTCTTTAAGTTTCTGAACTCTTTTATAATGTTTTTCAGAATCTTTTAATTTTTTAAATAAATCTTTTAAAACCCCTTTAAATTCTTTCTTTTCCCAATCAGGTGTTCCTTTATATCTAACCTTATCTTTAGCATATGCGATTTGACCTTTAAGACTTTCTATTTCTTGTTTAATTAGATTAAGGAAATGATTTTTTTGCATTTTAGCATCAAATTCTTTTATTTTTTTCTTTTTAATTAAATGAGGACCTGCTGGTTCTTCACCAAGTTCACCATTCTCACCATATCCACAAGTTCCTTCTAATATTTTTTTTAATTTAATCATTATAGTAATCCCCAGATTTCTGCTGAATTTAAAAATTTTCTTTCTATAGCATCTTTTAATTTTAAATCTAAGTATGTTCTTGGTTTAATAATTTCATTTGCTCTTCCCATATAGTCTTGTACTGCTTTTAATCCTTCATATGCTTTCATTAATTTTTTATCACCAACAAGTGTAGCAACAAATATTCTTGATTCGGTATGATTATTGTATTTAGTCAACTTATGTATTTTATCCAAATACTTTTGGTCCATTTTTTTCTTTTCTGTTAATATGTCTTTTAGTTTAATAATCACTATTCTCTCCTAAAATATTAATATGTGAGATATTTCATCGTGTGTAAAATCGTGGTCTCCACCATCTTGGTCAATACCCCAAACTCCATCCTTATCACTATCATCACTCCAAGTAAATTGTCTGCCATTTGCAGTTTGGAATGCAACAAGTTTATTTCGTTTAACCATACTGTTATATTTCTTCCAATCTTTTTCGTTGTATTTAACTGTTTTTTCTATTAATATATCTTTTAGTTTAATCATTACAATCTCACATTCATACCAGTATATTTTTTAAACATTGTACCAAGTTGGTCTGCATATACACCTTTTACCTTTTTAACTACTTTTCTACTTGTACCTCTCATTCTAATAAACTCCACATCATATAAATCAGAAGATTTCAAAGTTATTATGACATGCGATATTGATTTTGAGTTTCTACCTATCTTAAATTGTAAACTATTTCTACTTGAACCAAAATTCTTTGCACCAGTCATAGCAATAAATCTATTACCACCTAATTGTTGTAGAATGGTTTTGGCCACTTGTTGTGATTCTGTAAGTTTTCCTTCTGTACTTACAAATTTATTTTTAGGTGATTGTAAATAATTTAACAAAGCTCTAATAGAAAAATTACTTCTAGCAGAATCAAATACAGGTTTACCACCTCGTTTTGGCTCAATAACTATACTTCTACCACTTGGATTGTATGTTGCGTATAAATCTTTACTCTTATGAACAAAGAACTGATGTCCACCCCAATCTCTTGCACCTTTTTTGAATCCAAATTTGTTCAAGATATTAACAAAGGTATCAGAACCCTCTTTAAGTTTATCTTCTGCCTTAATACAATTACGATACCTTTTACCAAACATTTCTTTTGTTTTACGAGTTGGATGTGTCTTGTATCCTTTTTGACAAGCCTCTTTAATTTTTCTTCCACCCATTTGTTTGTAAACTTTAATCAATTGTTTTAAATGTTCTTCATCTCTAGCATTGGTAACTCTACCTTGTTTTTTAATTTTGTTTTGAAAATCTTTTATAGCAGTTTCAAGTTTCTTTAAATCCAATCCTTCTTTAACCATAATTTTCTTTTTATTCATTTTATGTGGTTTACCTTTACTTTTTGGATGAGTTCCATTCCAAGCCTCCACACCAATCATAAATGGATTAACCCAACCATCAGACCGTTTAGAGATTCTTGACATTATTTGTAAAGCTCTTTTTTCAGTTACTGATTTGTCTCCACTCATCACTTCACCATTGTCAAGTCCTACTACATATCTTTGAACTTTTGGTTTTTCGTTGAGTTTTCCTTCTTTCTTCAATCTACTCTTTTCAGCTCTTCCTCTATTCTTTGATTCTGCTTCAAATCCTACAATCTTCCCACCTTTATGTGATGCATCTTTACCATCACCATTTCCATAAGTTCCTTTTTGTCTATTGTATTTGTTTAATTCTGCTCTGTATTTTTTAGATTTAGTAGATGATTGAAACTTTTTGTATTCTGCTTTATAATCTCTTTTAGCAGCTTCATCAATTTCTGTCATAGTTTCACGAACCATTTTTCTAATTAATTGTCTAACTTTTGTCTCTTGTTTCACTTTTTCTGGTTTCCCTTTGTGTTTCGTTGAAGCAAAATCATCAACATCATCTTTACTCATTGTTTTAGCAAGTTTACCTGCTTCACCTTTTTTAGGCATTTCACCTTTTTGCATCGCTTTCACAACTCCAAAAAACCTTTGTTGTGATTTTGACGATGAAGGCATTATATTATCTTTCTCATAATTTTTTTAACTTCTAACCCAAATTTAACAATATTTTTTTTGTAACTATCCAACAAATCATCTGCTGCATCAGTTAATCCTTTTTTTCTTAATAAATCAACAAATTTTAAAGTTTCTCTTCCAACTTTATCTCTTTCTTTATCTATTGATTTTACAAATTTTTTATATTGTGGGGCAGCACCTACTTCTTTTAAATTATTTTTATATCCAAACTCTTCTTTAATGGATTCTAATACTTTATTTTGTTTAGGTTTTGATTCTTTTTTGGTAACTTTCTTTTTATCACCATATCCCATCATTTTTTTATAATCCATTTTATTCTCCTCTGAATATATCGTTGATTATGTTTTCAATTTTACAATCGTGACAACACACACCATCTCTTGTTCCAACACCTTCATTTAATCTACCTTCATTTGTTGGTGATAAGAATGCTCCGTGTGTGGATGGATTTGATACAAAATCAAATGCAATCAATTCAAAATCTGGTTGTACTTCTACTGCATCACTTTCATCTTCATATATTTCTTTTACTGAACCTAATCCTCTTGATGAAATACCAAGTTTAATACCTGATTTAAATAATTCTTTTAAGATGTTTCCTGCAGGTGTTCCAAGTACTTCAACAGTACCAACCAAATCATCACCTTTCCAATGCATTTCTAATACATTGTGTGATACATTATTTAGATTAACAACAGAAGAATCTGGATGGTCGAGTTCTCCTAATGCCCTTCTTTCTTTGATTTGAATTTCTGCATATTTTTTTGCTTCTCTCATCAAAGTTTCTTTGGGATAGATTCTACCATTTTGATTTTTTGCTTCTGCTCTTTGTAACACACCCTTAACAACCAACCTACCATTATTGTTTTTCATAGATTCATTGATTTGTTGTGGTGTTACCTCAAATGGTATATAATCTACTATTATTTCTTTTGCCATCCTAATATCTCCTATTAATTTGCTGACCTGCTTATTTCGTACCAAGTTGTACCATTCGATGTGTATAAAGTTATAGTATCATCTGCATTTGGATTAAATGCTGCACTTAATTTAAAATTACCACTATCTGCTATTGTTGATGAATTTGTACCACTTGTAATTATTATGGTTACAACTTGTCCTGCAATTGCATCATCAAGTTGAGTTATTGCAGTTCCTCCAGAATTTGCACCAATCAATAATACATTTATATTTGCAACACTTGGAGTTGTATCATCTGCTGCTGCAGTTGCTTCTGACAAACATAGAGGTTGTAATTTCCATGCCATAGCGGCTTTTTGTCTTTTATTAAATGTTATGCCTTCTAATTGTTGTTTTACATTAGCATAATATCTATCATCCATTCTTGAACCTGATGAATATGTTTTAGCCATTTAAATATCTCCTATTTATTCCAAGCACTTCTTTTTAACCAAATATCTCTTATTATATCACCAACAACAACTTTGATTAATTTTGTTATTTTTTGTAAATCTTTATCATCGAGAGCTTCTTTAACTACAGAATAACCAGTACTTTTTGTTAATCTTTTTTTCTTCTTTTTTTTATCCTCTTTACTACTAAAAGCAAAAGGAGTAGAATATCCAGCAACATTACCTGTTGTAGTTATTTCATCTAAATCTTCTTCCTCTAAAATCTTTTCAGTTAATGATTTAACTAAACTATTAAAGGACTTTTTGTTTTTTATTTCCACTTTTCTTTAGCTCCTTCAATAATTCCATATATCTCATAGTTTGTATAACTACTGAATCTTTAATAATAGTACCATTACCAACTTTACAAAATTTATCAACAGATTTAATTGCCTCTTTCATTTTGATTTTTACAACTTTATCTTTTAAATTTTTAGAGTATTTTTTTAAATCTTTTTTAATAACAGGTACAACTGTTTCAATAAATTCTTTTAATGAATTAGTACCAGATACATTATTAATATAAGCTCTTAATAATGATTTTTGTGGAAGATTTAATTTAGTATATTTTGCATTAAATTTTTCTAATAAAGTTTTATATGTTATAATTCTTAAATCTTCATCTTGTGGTAATTTAGTTCCAATAGTTTCTGATAATTTAATTTCCTTATTATTTGTAGTTACATGCTCTACTAAATTAAAAAACGATTCTGTTTTTTGTGATGGAGACATTGTAGAAGCATATTCAAATAATTTATATATTGATGCATAAACTTTATAATTAGATACTTTGGAAGATAATAATTTTGTTAAATCATAATTGTTTTTTATTTCTTTTATAAGATTATATCTCTCTCGTTTTAAAACTTGAGTTTTTAATTTTGTTCTTGCTGAAAGAACTTCATTAATAAAATAATCTGCTTTTTTATCAGTATTGAATTTTTTATTTATTATTATATTATAAAGAGCCAGTTCCTTACCTAACTCTGTATTTTCATTAAATTTATCTTTAATGATTTTTACCGCAACACTATCTTTATCGCTATTTAACACATCGGAAGTTATTTGTCTTAATAAAAATTCAAATAAAAGTCCTGTGTTACGGATTTTTGTATGTTTTAGCTTATGCATTCATATATCTCCGTTTTTGACAAGTATATAATTATTCATATATAAATATAAGTAAATTCATATTTATTCTAAAGTTTTATTCATTATCTTCGTCTAAAATATTTTCTTCACTTAACAAGTCTTGTTTTTTATTTTTTGTTTCAAATTTTTTCTTTAGAGAATTTAATAATCCCTCTCTTGCAACAATCGTCCCACCTTTACCAACAGCCAATGGTGATTTACCTTTGAACTCTCGTTTTCCATATTTTTGTTTTTCATATTTTGTGGCATCTTTTAAATCATCAGCATCGTATTCATTACCATACTCTTGCTCTTCTGTACCACTTCTTCTATCGCCACCCCAATCAGCACTTCTGGCCATAGGCATTCCACCACCCTCTTCACCACCTTCTTCGTGTTGGATTCCCATTAGGTCTGCCGGAGTACCAACTGATTCACCAGATTCTGCTGGGTCGTTTCCTTCAGCTTCGATTTGTTCAAATCTAAATTGTTGTTTTCTATCTTCAATAATACCTTCAAATATACTTTTCTTTTGACCTTCATTTAAATCAAAAATATTATCCCATACCCATTCTCTTGACATAATTTTATTCTCAAGTAAAGAACTTGCTATATCTTGTTGTTGAGATAATAACTCTAATTTTTCTTGTTGATGTATCATTGATGGATTTGTTAATTCTAATTCAAAATTAATTAATTCCGCATCTTCAAATCCTTGTGTATATAAATGAACAATAGCAATTTTTTCTAATTCTGCAATAATTATTTTTTGTAATCTTTCAATCGTTCTTGCAAATCTTACATCTTCAGCAGCCAATGTAGCTTTTGAACCTACATTCTCATCATACCCAAGAAATGCTTTTGGTATTTTTAATGCTGCCATAAGTTTGTTTCTTAAATATTCAATATCATCAATAGCACCTTCGTTTGTTAAACCAGGTAAAGATTCTATATTTGTTCCACTATCTGAACCACGAACAGGTAAGTAATAATCTTCTGTTACTGATTCTATATTATATCTTAAATTATAATCACCTGTTTTTTGGTCAATAACTGGTACTTTTTTCATTTTATTGATAATTTGATTCATAAAGTTTTCTACTTCATTTGGTGGTATGTTTCCAATATCTACTTTGAATATCCTTTTTTCTGGTGCTCTCATCATTCTATGAATCAACATAGCATCTTCCATAAGAGTTAATTGTTTCCATACTCTTCTTGCACCTTCTAACATTGATTTACCATAAGGTAGATAATTTGTATCTGATAAATTTCTAAAATGAGCTACTTCATAGTTTTCTAAAACTTTTGGTTTATTATTTCTACCTAAACTATCACCACTGTCACCCTCAACTTCAAATTGTACTTGTTTTGGATTACTTGGGTCGTGGTCTTCTAATCTATGTACATCATATGGTGAAAGAGGTTTTACATTTACAACACCATATTTATCTAATATTTCTAAATTTAAATAAAAGTCACCATACTTTGTAAGATTTCTAATCCAAGACCATAAGTTAAATTCTATATTAAGCACATCTGAAAATAAATTATTTAATATACTTACTACTTTTGTGTTATCAGATTTAACTCTTAAAATTTTATTTTCTACATTATTTATAGTAGATTCATCTGAATATACATCTAACGCAGATGATATAATTGGGTCTGCATCCATTAATTCATAATCTTTATAAAGTTCTCTTCGAGCAGTATCATATGCGTTTCTACTTTCTCTTGCAGCATAACTACCTAAATTTGAAGAACCCATCAATCGTGCGTATCTATCTATAAAATTTGATTTTAGTCCAGTTTGAGAAAAATCTACATCTTTGACTTTTACTTGTCCTGAATCTGTTTTTCTTAAAACTATTTGATTTTGGAATAATTTTCCTAATCTTAAAAATATATTTTCTTGTTCTGCCATAATTTCCTCTTATTATTTAATTAACCAAGTTAAATCTTCTTTTTCACCATTACCCAAATCCACTTCGTATGGATTTTTTGCAGGTTTATCACCACCCTTACCAAAACCATTTGCATGTTCAGATTGATTTCCATTTACATTTAACATCGTATCCATCATTGCCCATTGTTGATTATTTTTATCTGTTTGTATTCTTAATGCTGTATCTCTAATCCATAGAGCAATTGCATAAGACATTACTAAATCATCATTATAACCTTCCATTGCTTCTGTTTTTGAATTTTTATAAATATAAACAAATAATTCATCTATTAATCTGTTTGAATAAAGTTTTACTAATTTTTCTCTTGTGTATTCTTCCATTTTTGCTATAATTAATGGTTTGGTTTTCATTGTTGTTGAAAATCCAGGCACCATACTTCTATCTTGTGCTCTATACTTGTTATTTATCTGATGTTCAACATCAACAACTTTTAAATCTTTTGATTGATAGAATAGATTTTTATATCCTCTATCTATAATGGTTTGTATTGTGGCCCAACCAATGTTATTGTTCTCAACTACAAGTAAAGCATCATTGTATTTAGTAGCCAAATCAATAAGAAAATGTCCATAATCTGTTGTGGATAATTTACCTTTGTATTCAGCACATTGTTTCATATCTTCAACTTCAAAAACTTGACATGCCGAATAATCCGAACCATCTCCCCTTGAAACATCTGCAACGACAATATATTGTTTAGAATAATCAGGTTGTTCCCATACCCATAAATTTCTATCTATACCCTCTTCCAACACAGGTGCCTTAATCATAGTATCTTTGTACCAAGTTAGTATTTTAGGGTCAACTACAGATTGTCCAGAAGTAAGGAAATCAGCATCACATTCTTGAGCAGCTTGTGAAGGACCTAAAATTTTATTTTGTTCATCTCTCCAAGTTTGGTCTCTATCTGGATGATTTGTCCAATGAAGTTTAATTGTATTAAATTCATTCGTACCTTCTTCTGCACCAACCCATTCTTTATGAAACCAATTACCCACACCATTAGGTGTAGAAAGAACGATTGCATCACCACCAGTTGCTAGTGTTTGTTGTGCAGCTGTCCATATTGTACCAATCTTATCAATAAACGCAGCCTCATCAATTATCAAAAGAGATAATGCTTCTGAACGACCTGCTGATTCATTTGAAGCGATTGCTTTAATTTGTGACCCGTTTTTAAACCTTAGTGATAATTTATTTACCTCTTCAGTTGAAGTTTTTAACCATTGTGGTAATCCATCATACATCACTCTTACTTTTGTAACAAGATTTTTTGCAACATCTTTACCAGTAGCAATAACAAGAATGTTTTTATCATTTTTAAATAACATTGTCCATAATGCATATCCTGCAGAAAGAGTAGATAATCCTAATTGTCTTGATTTTAAAATTATATTGTAACGATTTTCAGTAAATTCAGTTAAACATTTTTCTTGATAATCATACAAATCAAATTTTACTTTGCCTCTTTTTGGATGCTGTATTGTGCAGTATTTTTTCATAAAATGTATAGGGTCATCTACACATTTTACATACTCTCTTTTGATTATCTGTTTTAAATTTACTTCACTCATTTTAGTCTATTTGTCCCGCTAAATATATTGAACCTGATGTTATTAATATACCACCGAAAAACCAAAGATATTTATTATCATACCATTTTGGTTTTACAAGGTCTATCATTTCATCTTTCAATATTAGTTGTTTTTCATAATCTTTTATTAAACCATCATATTGTAAGTTTAATTCTTTGTATTTATCTAAATCAAATTGTAATTCTTTTATATTATTAAATAAATCTTTAGTTTCTTGTTCTGATAAACAAGTGCCTTCACAAGGAACTACATTTGAATCTATTTCCTCTGTGAAACTAAAAGAAAACATTAATAATATTAATAATAACTTTTTCATTAATAAGTTCCTCCACCATTGTTGGTATTGTTGTTAGTATTACTACTTTGTGGTTGAAAATTTTCGTAATCATTATTTGGATATGGATTAAATCCAAGATATTTTCTTACTTTATTTGCAGCCTCTTCGTTTAGTGGTATTAAAATATCGTGTTTTTTTGTTGAATGAGTTGAACCTACCATTGGCCCTTTATCACGATGTATGTGATAAGAGCCAATGTGGATAAACCCTAATGGTACACGAAATTCATCACCACGAGTATCTAAATGTTCTATGGACATAGTATTTACACCAGAAATATCAGGTGTTGTTCGTTTAAAAATATTAATCGGTGACCTCTGACTAACTCTTCTATTCAATATTTTTATATCATCCATTATTGCCATTATTTTTTTCCTTTAGCAAACTTTTTTAGATAATCTGCAGCATCTTTTGTACCAACATCTTTTTTCTTATATTTTCTTTTTTTTGTTTTACTTATATTAGTTTTTCTTGTTTTAATAGATGCTTTAGTTTTTTTAATATCTTTTTTGACATTTTTAAACTTTTCAGCTTTTTTACCAGCACTTTTACCTGATAAGAATGCAGCTAAAATACCACCACATAAAACAAAAAATCCAATTATGTATTTTTTTACTTTATTAAACATATTATTTTCCAAACGGTAATTTGTCCCATATTGGTTTCAATACAGTATCAAAAATAATATCGTCTTTTTTACTTGGTGATAATTTTACGATTTTTTCTAATGTGTAAAATCCTAACATTATCCATTCCCAATTTGCTAATACCCATTCCATTTGACTTCTCCTATTGTGTGTTGTTTTTTATTGACATTTCTACTTCACCATTTGCCATAGCATTTGCTACTGTCTCATCAAATGGATTTTGTTTTCTCTGTTCTGTCATTTCGTCAACCCATTGTTCCATATCTTTTTCAATAGATTCCATATTTTGTAAATCTTTTAATCTTCTATAAGCAAACCATTTTAATTTTGATTCAAATTTTAAATCCATTTCGTAGTTAATTTGACAATGATAACATCTACCATCTGCTTTAAAACAATCTCTATCCCACGGCTTTGCCATTTTTGGACTACAATTTTTATTACAACTTTTACATTGGTGATTGAACATACCAACTGCAGGCATCACAGAGTTTTTAACTCGAAATCCTTCTTTCTGTTCCCACTCGTATCCATCTGAATCAGTCCATTTATCACCAACTTTTCTTACTTCATCAGTAGGTGAATATCCAACTTGTGTTTTTCCTTCATAAGTTCCATCTATATAAGATTGAACCTTTGATAAATTCTTTTCGAGTTTTTCACTTCTTGCCATAGTTAACCTCTTGTTTTATTATATATAAATATATCAAAATGAAATTAAACCCGTAATTTGATTTATAGGAGCAAATGCACCTGTAAATTTATAGGTTTTTCCTTGATATTTAAATACTATGCCCTCACTCGGAACAATAGCCTCTGTTCCACCAATTGCATTTAATTTATCTAATTGTGCCTTTAAGGTATTTAATTTCTTTAAATCACCACCTGCTTTTACACTTGAAATAGCTTTCTTTAATCTTTTTCTAATTCCTTGAACTGCCTTATTTGGACTAGCAGCCATAAATCCTTCAACATTTTTTAATATTTCTGCACCTACTTCAAAGAATAATGTTTCAAATGGTTTCATATTTTTCTTAACCATTGATTTATGATTATTTTTATCTGTACTTAAAACCCACTCTAAAAATTTAGATTGTTTTTTTAAATCTTTTTTTATCTTTGGTATCTTATATGATTTATCAAAAAACGCCCATCTTTTAGTTAAATTTTCTAAAATTTTATTTGGAATTGTATATCCAAATTGTTGTGCTGCATTGTAAATATATTCTTCCCAATATGATTGGTGATATAAACCTAATGTATCTTCATCTTTTAATCCATATTGATTTCTTAATTTATTTAATTTACCAATAAATTTATCTTTCTTTGCACTAAAATCTTGATGTTTTGGTATTGTTAAAAATACAGGTTTACTAATTGAATATTTTTTTCCTATATGCATATTAACTTGTTTAATCATTCCTGCCAACATTCGAGCACTACCAGGTACTTCACCGATTACCTTACCACTATCATCATATTTTAGTGCTCCGTGAAATACTAAATGTGCAACATCATAATCAATAACATTTGCTGATTTAGGCCACATTACTTCTAAATTCATAAAATTATATCCATTGTTGAATATCTTTGTTTTTTGTTTTTCTGATAATGCACCTATTGATTTTCCTAAATCTTTCATAGCAAAATTAAAAGCGTTTGCTATTTCTCCTCTACCTTTAAATTTACTTGCCATTCCTTTTGCATCAAGAGCGGTCTTACCACCATTCTTAATGTGTCCTTTATTTCTAGCTGCAATAAGTTTTCCATCTTTCCAACTTATCATTATGTTTTGACCATCTAACTTTTCTGTAACTCCATCCTCACGATTAAGATGTCCACCTAATCCATCTGTGATGATTTTTTTCAAATCACCAAAAGTTAAATCTTTGTCATCAAATGGATGTGCCATATGTCCGTAAGCTCCTCCCATAAGTAATAACTCCTTCCCTCTTGGTTTTAATTGTGTTTTTGTAACTATTTTTTCTGTTAAATTTTTTTTCCACCAGTCTTTTGTAAATGATTCTTGAACTTTTACTTGTTTAACATCTCTTGTTTGTTGTTTTTCATCTTTTTTTTGTACTTTTAAAGTTTCTCTTGAATCTTTTGAAACAGCTTTCTTTTGTGCCTTTTCATCATCTTTTTGTTTTTTGAACTTCATTAATTCCATACCAACGGTTTGTGCAACACCACTCATCCATTTTTTCCATTTATTATATGCTTTTGTACCAGTCAAATTTACTTGATTATTTGCTGTTGTTCCTGTCCCAATACCTGAAGGCATGAATGTTACGGCATCAATCCTATCATCTTCAAATTCTTTTTTAAATGGTGGAACTTTTGGTACTTCTACATCTAATATATAATCTATAACTTCCCAACCAAGTTGTTCTGCCTCTTGTTTGTTTCTACCTGCATAACCACCCATACCACCATACATTGCATTCGGGCCATCATCTGCACCTATACCACCACCTACAGTAACCTCTTTTAAAAGTTTATTAATATCATTGTGAATTAAAAACTCATCTATTTCTTTTGATTTAACGATTCTAAATTTAAGTGCAGGTCTTCCATTAATAAGTAAATCACCTTTTTCATTATATTCAATAGATTTAATAACAACTTTTTTGTTTTTAAACCTACCCATTTTAACCACATCACCAACTTTGATTGGTAAATCAACACTTTCTTTTACAGGTTCCCAACCTTTTACTTTATCATCCTTTTCATCATCTTGAACTCCACCTACTTCTTTATAATCATCATCCCAATCATATGTATCTCTTTCAGATGGTTTTCCAATATTATCACCTGCGTGATGTTTATAAAAATCTTTTTCTGCATCTGTACTTAAAGCAACTTTTAATTTTTTATATTTACTTGATACTTTTGATGGTAACCCTTCATTTACATCTTCTGTTGCTAATCTTAATAATTGAGTAACTATTTGTGGATTTGATGTTATATAGTTAATAATTTTTTGTCTATTACCTTTCATTAGTTTTTGAGGTATTTTTAATTTTTTTAATGCCTTTTCTAAAGATATATCGTGTAATAAATCTCTTTTCTTTTTATCAAATAACTTTGGATTTTTTGGTTTTGGTTTTGTATTATCCCAAGGCACTATTTGTATATCTGATTCAAATAATTTTTTAAATTTATTAACCATCATATTGAATACACCTTGATTAAAGTATCCAAACATTTTTTTAAATAACTTGACTCTTTCTTTATCATCATATTTATCTGAACCAAGTAATTCTCTCATTGTTGTTCCACTTACTTCTTTACCACCAACTGACATTGAGACATGTGGAGCAACTAAATAATATCCGTGATGTTTATGTCCCTTTAAATTTGTTATGTTTTTTTTATAATCTTGAAAGTATTTACCACCACCACCTAATCTACCGGCATCTTTGGCACCAAATACATAAACAAATACTGTTTTTTCTTCATCATATTTTTTTGCCAAACTTTTGGCCACATAAGGTGATTTCTCTTCTATGATTCTACTTGCAGGAACACCCATCTTTGACATATGTCTAACTTTTTCTTTAAAGTTCATTGGATGTCTTGGTGGTTTTTTTATATTGGATGTTGTGATATAAGCATCATCAACTTGTTTTTCCAACCACTTATAAGTTTTATAATGATGAGGACCGAATGGTTGAAATCTACCACCATAGATACCGACAACTTTTGTGATTTTAGAATCGGCTTCTAATATTGGTTTTATTATTTCTTGTACAAGTTTGTTCATAATAGTCCTTCATATAATATACGACATTTTTAATTAAAAAACAACGCTTTTTTTATAATTTAACTCCTATACCAACCTTAAATTGAAAATCTTCTTTTTCATTATAGTACTCGTGTTTATATAAAGCAAAAACATTTACTTTTTCAGTAAACCATTTTTTTACTTCACTTTTTATGTTAAACACATTATCTTCTAAATTAGATTTAATTGATAATCCTACAATGTATTCTAAATCATCTTGTTTAATTTTTTTGTTATATCCAAAATTGGCCAAATAAGAATAATCTTCATCGTGTTTAGCCGATAAACCAATCTTAAATCCACTATTATGTTGCCATCCTAAATTTAATGTTTTATAAAAAATATCTTTAGATTCTTTATCTATATAATCCAATCCAATATATAACTTATTATCAAACTTATAATTATAATTTCCGGTAAAGTCAATATACTTTTCACCTAACTCCCTTTCATAATCAAGTTTTTCATAATAAGTAAATTTACCTTCATTCTTTTCAGCCTTAACTGAATATTCATAATCCAATGGTTTTGTTTCATCATTTGGTGTTCTTACACTCACCGAAAAACCTATAATTGTAGATAATAATAATTCTTTAATCATTTACTATTTTTTTCTACTATACATTGTTACAGCTCTTTTATAAGCTGGTGAGTTCATCTGTTGATACACTTCCCATAATCCTTGTATCTTTGCACCTAATGTTGCATACCTTGTAAACAACACATAATTTAAATTTTTAGCACCACTTTCATATCCTAAATCACCCATACGACTTGTCAATTCTTTTTTAATTTTTTTCTCTAAACCTTTTAAACTATATACTCCCAAACCAGTAACTGCAACAGATGGATTCTTTGGGTCAAATTCACCATCTTTGATTTGTTTTTTCATATCATAGATATTAGCATATTTACCTTTACCAATTTTCATATTACCTTCATTTAATATTTCTTTTAGTTTAATCATCTTTTTTTCTTTTTTCCATAATTTGTATGATAATATCGTTTTCTATCAATTACTTTACCTGTCTTGGTATCAAATATAGTTTCCAATACATATACACTACCTTTTTTATTTACATATGTCGTAATTTCTATTTTATACCTACCAACTTCTTCTTTAATATCTTCATTTATGGTTTTTGCTGATACCAAAAATGATACCAGCAAAAAACCTATTAATAACTTTTTCATATTACTTTCCTATAAAAATTTTATTTGATGTTCTTTGTGTTGTTCTTCCTTGTCCGACACAATCACCATTATCAAAATCAAACTCTTCACAATCAAAGAATATTGGATTTCCATTATATTCATATGAACCATCATCACAGAAACCATCACCCAACCATCCAGCAGGTGCACATATTCCATTACAATCTTCAATCAAACCAGGTGAACATTCTTCATCAATTACCTCACAATCACCTTCATCAAAATTCAATTCTGCACAATATAAATTTATTGGTGTTAAATATTGGTCACAATCTTCACCACCATTATAAGAACAATCTTGATAATTATTGTATGCCTCTTCACTTGGATAAATAGCATAAGCTCCATCATCACACCAACCATCACCTAACCAAGATACAGGTGCACAAATACCATCACAATCCAATACCATTTCACCATAATTTAGTGAAAACCACTCGGTATTACAATCGTTAAATTCACAACTACCATCATCTACATTTGCATCTGAATTGTAGTTTAATGCATCATCATTTAAACAACCATAAACTATGTCATTTAAACTTATATCAAAAGTAAAATCTAATCTACCTGGTCTTGTATTTGTAATCTCTAAATAATACATTCCCTCTGTTACAATACCAACTTCTTGTCCATTTCCATTTGACATAAAACTATATAATGGTGGTGGAGCACCTAACTCTCCATCACAAAATTCAAATATAGCACAATGAAAACCTGCTTGATTTAAATTTATTGAAAACAAAGTTGTTTCACTTAAATCAAAACCTAACCAAGTAGTTGCACCAGCATCAAGTGATGTTTCAAATTGAAAATCACTCCAATCGTAGAATGTTGTTCCCTCACAACCAACTAATTCTGGTTCAGGTATTATTCCACCACCTACAATTGTATCATCATCATCACAACTTATTGTAAATAGTAATATAAAACTCATCATTAACATTAGTATTTTTTTCATAACTTCCTCCTAAAACTTGCTTCCAAGTATTTCTTCTATTATTTCATCGAGTTCTTTTGTTGTTGTCTTTAAGGTAAAACTCATATCACCTTGAAGTCTTTTAACTTCCTCACCCTCATCATAGAAGATAATAGTTGGAAGTATAACCACATTATTGTCTGCTTGTATTTTAGGATATAAATCAATGTTAAGTCTATATACTTTTGCATCGAATGTATCCCATTCATCCAATATTGTTACTTTGTTAGCTTCATTCCAAGTAGCCCAAAACTCAACTACCACCAATCCTCTACTTGTCGCTCTACCAAAGTTTTCATCCGTTAATTCTCTAATCCCTCCGAAGAGTGATGTAATTAACATTCCTAATATAAATAATTTTTTAAACATAACCTCTCCTACTTTACTTTATCCTCTAAGTCCTCAATTTCTTCTTTGAGTTCTTCAATTTCTTTTTCTAAAGCCATAATTTTATTTCTTGACATTTCATCCTTCATTTTGTACTCACCACGAGATGGCGGCCAAGATGAATTAGGGTCTACAGCATAAACCCCATCACCAATTGGTGTGAATTTGTTTTCTAATTCTGTTACCCTTTTATCAATGTTTGTTTCCAATGCTGTTAATCTTTTATCCATATCAACCATCATTGTATTGTCACCATCCTCTAATGCTCCAAATCTAGCATCCAACTCTGACATAAATGTAAAATACATTGTAATACCACTTACCAATAATGAACCAATATAAATCATAGTTTTTAAATCAATTTTAAACTTTGATGTTTGTAATGTATCCATTGTCAAATCTGGTGCTCCACTTGGTGCTACAGGTTGTTGTGGTATTTGTTGAAATCCAGGTTGAACGGGTTGTTGCATCTGTGGTTGAACTGGCGGTGGAGGTGGTGGAGGTGGTGGAGGTGTTTGAATCTCCAACGCTTCCATTAATTGTTGTTCAGTAAGTAATCCCCATTGTATAAGAACTTGACCTACTTGAACATCTTCACCTTTAACAGCCATCACACCATCAAGTTGTTGTTGGGTTACATAACCCTTTGATACTAATATTTCACCTATTTTTTGCATATTACCACTTTCTACAACTCCAATATCTTGCCTTATGTCTTGGACCAGGATTATCACAATTGTGTCGTGCTCTAAATGATTTTCTTGCTTTTGGATTAGATTTTCTAATTTTCATAGTTCCACCTTTAGCACCACCACCTTGACCAAAGTTAACTTTAACAACATTACCTTTTGGATTTTTTACATAAACTTTAAATTTTTTCACATCACCTTGCATTGGCTTACCAAGTTTAACTTTTCTACCTTGATATTCTGCTTCTTCTAATTGTGATTCTTTTAAACCACCATAGTTTTCTTTCATATATGAAGTAAAATCTTTGTAATCATCTTCATTTACTACATCATATTCTATATCTACATTACCTTTAGATACTTTTTCTCCTTTATGAAGTTTTTCCATTTCTTTTTTATTTATCTTAATATTATCTTCTTCCATACCTTCTTTTTTAGATTTACCCCAATTCTTAGCACCAACTTTTCTACACTTAACCAAAGCACCACTTGCATAAGCAGAAGGCCACACATCATATCTTGCTTTTACTTTGTGATAACAAGCATCTTTCTTACCTGCTGCTTCATCAAATTGTTCTTCTGTCATCATACCACTTTCTAATACAACATTATTATATTCTTCCAAAATTATTTCTTTTAATCTTTTTTTAGAAATTTTCATTACATTCTCCTATTTCTTTGGTTTTGTAGAAACTCTTATTGGAGCTTTACCTTGTCCTGCAGATTGTTTACCACCTCTGTTTGCTTTGTTTTGTGCTGCTCTTTTTCTTCGAGTAGCTGATTCTTTTTCTTTTTTACTCATTGAACGAGCTTTAGAAGCAGGTACACATTTAGCATATCCTCTTTTTTTTCCACTTGTGCCACAAGGTGGATGTTTACCAGATTTATCTTTTTTTCCAATGTTTACCCATTTATCTTTAAACCATTTTCTTAAATTTTCATCTACTTTACTTCTTTTCTTCATAGTTAATATTCTATTACCATACTCTTCTTTTGTTGGTTCTGTTTTACCATTTATGGAATCAAGAACAAAATTTAAAGTTACATCGTTTGCAACTGTATCACCACAACGAGCAGTAACTTCACCCTTCAATCCATCTACAATAATAGAACCTGTAACACCAGCAAACTTACCAACTAATTCAGGGTCAATTGTTGATTTACCATCTTTAGCTTGTATTTGTGGTATTTTTAAAGTTGAATAACAATAATCAATGTGGTCTGCGGGAAATGAATGTTCAATGTGTTCATCTAAAATATAAAGTTTATCAATTTTTTTTACTTTATATTGATAATTTTCTTCATCGATTAATTCAACATTTTCCCACAACAACATTTTTTTACCATTAACTTTAGGTTTACCATATTTTTCTAATAAAAAAGTTGCATACTTCTGTGCTAACTCATTTTCCCAATGAGATACACTTGGATGTATTTTCTTTTCTTCTTGTTCAAATAGTAGTGATTTTAATTTTATCATTTAACTACAACTTCCTTCTTCTTTTTCTTCATCATCTTCTTCAGTAGGTTCGTGATGATGTTCTTGCATTTCCACGACAGTTAATTTATCTGTTGGAATATTTTTAATTGTTTTGTTTCCGAACTTTACATCATATTTTGTAATAGTTCCATCTTCAAATAATGTATGATGTATAACTTCACCAATCATATCACCATATCTTTCTTTATCAGCGGAAGACTTCCACTCCATATGAGTCGCTCAGTTATGAGCTACTTCTTTGTTTTTCTTTATGATTTGAGGATGACCATCATTTTCACTAAGTAAATGACCACCACCGATTTTTTTTAACATTTCTTTTAATGGTTGTTTTTTCATTATTTTCTCCTAAAATATGGTTACATTGATACCCGCTTTTAATTCATAAGCATCAATACCAAAATATTTCAAATATCTTCCCTCACCGAAGATACCTATGTTTCTATTAAACTTATACCCCGCTACCAAACCTATATCAAAATCCATATCACCAGTTTCATAAGTGAATGAATAATCAGTCAAACCTTTACTATATGGCATTACAGATGCCCATCCGTGAACCCAATACTTCTTATCATATAAATAGTAATCTACACCCAAAACTACTGATGCTTCCCATTGGTAACCTAACTTATCAATTTCTTCTTCATTATATAGATTAATTACATCACCATAATAATATTCATAAAATTCATCATCTGATTCTGCAATCAATTCACCATTTTCATCAAACCATTCGTAGTTACCTGGTTCACCTGGGTCTTGAATACCGTTCTGATTAAAATCTTGAAAATAATATTCATCATCATATCCATAATTATATGCTAATTCCCACCATTGTCCGTTAGAACCGGCCAACCAATCATTGAATGGAAATAGACCATATGCTGGGTGTCCTCTAAAGTTACCACCAAGAGTTATATTCCAATTTGTTCCTACTGGTTTTCTCCATCTAGCATCAACTTGTCCAAATTCCAAACCTTGTCTTCCAAAATTTGCATATGAACCTTTAACCACATAGTTATCACCTAAATATCTAATCCAAGATTCTGTATCAACGAACTCTTCACCAAAAGAACGAATTGCTGAATACTTAACCAAGTATTCCCAACCACTTACATTACCAATTGTAGCGACATCTGATAAGTTCTTTTCCGAACCATCATAGAAGTTCTTACCTTTTGCTTGATATTTAAATCGTGCGAGTTTTCTAACACCAATAGAAACATTGTATCCCAATTCGTTTTCTTTTGTTGTTTCAATAAATGTTCCATTGTCTACATCAACATCCCATTGAGATTGTGGAACAAATGGTGAGTTTAAACTTACACTTGTGTAAAATGTAGAATACTTTAAAAAATTATCTACAAAATAATTACTACCTTCTTCAGCAAATAAGATGGCAGAAGTTAATAGTATTGATAGTAACTTTTTCATTTTTTTCTCCTAACTAAAATATCTTTTCAATTTCTTCATCTGTAAGTTCTTTTACAGGTACTTCTTCACATTCAGATTTACACCCTACTGTAAATATTAATAGAAATGTTAGTATCATTAAGTTTTTCATTTTTTCTTCTCCTTTGTCTGAAGTTTTGTTAACTCTGCTAATAACTCCTGACAAGTTGTATCCACTTTATATTTTGACAAGTCCAAAAGTGGTAAAGGTTTTTCTATTTTAAGGTCTTTCAGTTTGTCATTCTGAACGACCAGTTTCGCTCCCCCCACAATGATACCATCTCTGACATCATAAGTGAAAAATGTTGTACTCCATATCCCACATCGAACAATTCGACCTGGTTTCCCGTCAACCTCTACAACATCATCCTCGTTGTAATCATTACCCATAAAAATCATTAAACCTGCCACAAATTTTTCAATTGTAGACCTGAAGAGTAATGTGAGAACACCGATAATAAATAACCATCCATACTTACCTATTAAAAATGAAACCTGATTTTGGATTTGTTCTTCCATTTCAGTTCTCCAATTAAGGTTATATAATATACCAGTGTAACCGTATCTATCTTTTTATCAAAAATCTTTACTTCTTTTTTCCACCCCTTAAAAGCATTTGGTGTCTAACCCATGCTTTACCTATTGGATTTTTAATTGCTTTACCTACAAATTTATCTATATATTTTCTTACTATCTTTCCAAATTTCTTTTGGGCCTCATCTGCTTTTAAAAAATTAGAGTTATCAACGATTACAAAATTAGAACTACCAAATAAAGCCTGAAATCCACCAATATTCTTTTGAACATCATTCCACGATTTTTCTAATATCTTTTCAGGTAATCTCCTTGTTCTTTCTTTGTTTCTTTTATGTGCAACTTCCAATGATGTGTTAACAAATACCATATAAGTATCATAACCCATTTTTGTTAATTGGTCTCTTTCTTTTTTAATCTTTTGGAAATTGTGACCAGTTCCATCAATAATCATTCCCAATCTACCTTGTGTATATTGTTTTTTTCTAGCTGCTGTCATTAACTTAGCTTTCTTTCTAACTGTCATTTCTTCGGAATCTTCATCACCACCAGCAATCATATCAAAAACTTCATCAGGCCATTTATCAATATCTAATTTACCTGTACCAAATGTTTCAAATCCATATTTTTTTAATAAAAATTCAAACTCTGTATCGGAGTTTACTGTTTTTAATCCACTTGCAGATACATTGATGTCTTTATTTGGAATACCAAATATTTGACTGGCAACATAAGTTTTACCACTTCCAGGTCCTCCAGCCATAAAAACTGCTTTTAAGATACCTTTATCAAACACACCTTCTGTTAATAGTTGTTTTAACTTAATCAAAATGGTTCTCCCATTATTATATAATTATTCATATATAAATATAAAGAAAGTAAAGAATATGATTATTTTATTGTAAGAGTTCCACCCTTTAAAGATAAATTTCCTCCTTTTAATGAAAAGGTGGGAAGTGTTACCGTTCCATCTTCGTGTGTTACAACTAATATCGGTGGGTCACTATTTTCAGTATCAGCTTCAAAATTAAGATAAAAATAGTCTCTGTTATATGCACCAGTTGAATCACCTAAATTAGTATCATCATTGTCATAAGTTCTACTCTTGTTTATAGCACACATTTTAAATCTATTACCTGCTGCTTTTTGAGTATTTGCATCAGAAACAGCATCTGAATTTAAAGTTATCTCATTATATGAACCAATATTCCAAGTGCCTGCAGCTGGACCAAAAGCGCTTGAAAATTCAGTAACATCATCTGCATCGTAACCAGCTTGATGTCCTGTAAAATTATTTATATCAGTTAAATCTGGAGTATCTTGATGTTGACTTTTCAAAAGAATAGCATCAGCATCATGCATTGTTGTTGTTCCAGTAGCCACATCACCGATGGCTGTTACAGATTTTCCTTTTAATTTTAATGTTAATCCCGTAATGGTTGTACTTATAGAACTTAAATCAAAATCCAACATATAAAATCCTATTAAATGACTTCTGTTATTAGCACCAAATATATCAACAGCATATGCAGCTACTATTCCAGAACTACTATCTGGATTTTGATTTGCTGAATTACCATAAGCTCCATCTGCTGTAGTTTCATTTCTCGCAGCTGTAAAAGTAGCATCACCAAATGCTCCAGAAAAAACATTTGCACTTAAGGCTGCCTGTAAATTAGTTGTAGCCATTAAATCATTGTCCTAAAAACAGCCGAACCTGATGTTTTAAGCCATATATCACAATTATTAATTTGTTCTGCGGTGGGTGATATTGGAAAAAAATCACTTGATGATACATATAATATTAAATCATCCCAATGATTATCATAAAAATCTTCTCCAACATATTCTCTATATAAACTTCCACTATTTTTAAGGTAATTATGCATACTAAACTCCACTTACTTTTGAAATACTTGCCTTTGCAACACCTGATACTGCAGCAATACTACCAACTGCAACACCATTAACAGCACTAAAACCTAAATCTGTAGAAGGGTCTTCTGCTACAACATCTGTAGGTTTGTAAGGAATTAAAATAGATAATCTTCCATTTTTCGTTACAAAACCAGCTTTTTGTTTGCCACCTTTTGGGGAATTTATTATATGAATTCGTCCGTTTTTAGTAATTAATCCCATTATGTAATCTCCAAATCACTAAACCCACTAATAGAATCAGAACCAGTTTGTTGATTAATAACTACTAAATCTAATTCTGCATTTTTAGTAAATGAGCCCGATACTGATAGTGTTTCCCAATCATTATCATTAGCAGTTGATGTTACAGATTGTATAATTAAATCAGAACCTGATAAGTGTTCTTGAGCTGCTGTAGTTGTATTATACGATGTAGCTGATGCCGTTACATCTGTTTCGGAATATCTTAATTGAAATTGAGGTTTAACTGCATTTCCCGCACCTTTACTATGTCTTACTCCAATACTAGCAGTTACTGCAGATGATGCCGATACCACAATTGGTATTTTAAATATTCCTTCATCAGTTATAGTAAATCCATGTCTTGTTCCACTTGATGATATTGAACTTGATATTGCAATAGTTGAAAATTCTTCATGTCCTATATCTCTACTTGAAGTTAGAAAACCAGATTGACCTTCAAGATATTGTCCTTGAATAATTCCCATCTTTCTTGGATTACCAAAATAATCTGTTGCTCCTGCTTCATCATCTGTATCAACAGATGTAAAACCTCTTAATGAATTATTTAATAATCGAGGACTTGCAACATCTGCTAATTTTCTTACATCATTAATATCCCAAAGACATAATCCTATTCTATCCCAAAGTAAACCATCACCTTGCATATCCGTTGATGCATTTTTGCCTACAAGTGGGTCTCTATTATTAACCCATTGATATTGAGTACTTGTTATTTTTATTCCGTGTAAATAACCATAATTAGAAGAATATCTTGTCATACTCATAACTGAACTACTGATATGACCATTCTGGCTAGAATTAGTATTTCCACCACCATATGCTCCATAGTAATTTAATACACCGTGACAATCGTGTATATAATCACCATTATATGGTCTTCCCATTGTTATACCACCAAAACCTGTAGAATTAACCGTTTCATCGTTATACAAAAAAGGATAATAACCAGTACCAACACAATTATCAACTCTTGCTACTGAATAAAATCCCGCATAAGCACCTGCACCTATACATCTTTCGGCTTGATAACCATCTCTACAACCATATGCATATGACATAAGAACACTATCTATCATATATGCAACTCTATAAGCTCCATAATAAACATGCTGAGCCATACAATTTATTATTTCCATATAATCTGAATCAGCTAAACCACGAAATCCATAAGTTATATTATTATCATTATATGAAGTGATTCCACCAGTTCCACCATCTACATAAACATTTTTCCAAGTAATGAAATCTCTACCACCACTATACACACAAGTACCTGAAGCCTGACCAATATCATCTGCATCTGAAATTGTTATTCTTACAACACCAGGTTCTACAGCAGTACCAAATTTTTCACAATCTGGGTCACCAATGAAATAAATTCTATTTGCAGCTGTTCCACTATATCCGTGAGTTATTGATTCTCTATAAGTACCAGGTGCGATATAAACTATATCACCAGCAGTTGTTGCAAGATTCTCACCAGCACCAATTGTAGCTTTTGCTAAAGCTACTGATGTTCCATTATTGGAATCATTACCCGTTGTTGCACTAACATAATAAGTTGCCATAGTTTATTCCTTTAAGATTTTAATATTGTTAAATCTTTTACTCTTGTTCCTAAAATTTGTAAAGTTGGTGTTGTGTATGATTCACCATATGAACCACTTGAATAAGAAGAAGATGTTCTTGCTCTTGCCACTAACACACCATCTCTTGTTTCATTCCAATAATGAGGTGTTTCAATAAATTGTTTATTTTGAGTTTTACTTTTATGAACCCTTATTATTGGAGTTTGAAAACTACCAGTTGTTTTATGAACAACCATTTCATAATCACTTGATTTTATTGTAGTTCCCATATCTTGTTCAAATTTATACAAAACTGAAGATGTTAAAGCTGCATCTTCTGCTGCTCTTTCTTCATCATCTTTTTCTATCAACATTTGTTGTAATTCTTCTTTTGTATAATCTACCATTTACCCTCCTATGCTGTTACTTTCACCCATACTGATGATGGATTAAACCAAATTTGTTTTTTAGTATTATCTAAAAGGTATCCCATTACCCTAACTATATTATTATTACTACTTGGGGCTGTAGTAGTTGCTAACCCACCAGTTGTACTTATATAAACCGCACGACCTCTTACATTAGAAGCTGCAGGAGCATTAGATATTCTTACAACACCCCTCAATAACATTCCGTGTACTGCAGGGTTATCTCCTAAAGCAATAGCTAATAATTCATCTGCACCAGCAGTATTATCAGTAGCATTAGCTAAAACCCATTGTCCACTTGTATTCAAATAATATACTTTTCCTTCAACCATCGTACCTGTATCAACTATACCAAATTTTACAATATCACCCATAGCATTACCTACAGTACCATATGTATCACCTCTTGGATTTGAACCTGTGTCAAAATTATTAAATTGTATTGAAGCAGTTTGTTCAACTTGAAAATTACCACTTGCACTTAAATTACCAGCAGTGATTAAAGTAGTTCCATCAAAAGTTAAATTAGATTCAACGGTTGCTTCATCGGAATCTTTAAATGTAAGAACACCATTTGCAGCACTACCATCAAATGATATTCCACCGCCACCACCTCCACCAGTTGTATCGATAGAATCTTGTAAGTTATCAAGTGTCATATACTTCCAAGCACTTGCGTTCTGGTCCCAAAGGATGATTTTATCATCTGTTGCATCAGTACTCTCATCAAGTTCTGTCAAATAACTTGTTGGATTACCAAGATAATCAGTTCCATTTACTTTTAAAGCTCCGAATGAACCTGTTCCACTTCCACTTATTGCACCACTACCAGTTATATTCACACCCGTAAGTATTGTAAATGAACCAGCAGTTTTTGTTGTTCCACCAATAATCGTATTATCAATCGTACCACCATCAATATCAGGTGTATTAATATCTGGACTTGTTAAAGTTTTGTTTGTTAAAGTATCAGTTGTGGTTTTACCCACTAATGTATCTGTTGTTGGTGGAAGAGTTATTGTAACATTACCACCAAAATCAGCGTGAGCAGGAGCTTGAAGTTTTACAAAGTGAGCATTGTTGGATTCACAATAAAATCTAATATTAGATTGGGAACCTGAATTTTTTAGGGAAACTTGTCCTCCATATAATTCAATATCATGTCCAATAAAATTTGCACCACTTGCACTTATATCACCACTTGAAGTAATTGTACCTTGAACGTCTAATGAACCAGCTCCACTTCCTCCAAATACATGCCCACCCCCACTTGCACTTATTGTTCCACTTGCGGTTATGTGTGATGATGCCTGTAAATTACCTGTAATATCTAATGTAGCTTTAGGGTCTTCGTTACCACCCATTCCAATTAATTGTGCATTACCTTTTGAAAATAAATTGTTTCCAGCAGATGAATCCATTTTAATCGTAACATTTTCTTGTTGTTCATTATAATGCATTGTATGTCCAGCTTTAGCATTATATTTATGTCCAGAACCATCTATCTCTATTTTGTTATCTGCATCTGATGCAAGTTGTATTGAACCAGCTGTTAATTTTAAATCACCACCAATAATATCACCACTTGAACTTATGTCTCCACTCGCGGTTATGTTTCCTTCAAAATGAGATTTTCCATCTAAATTTAAATCACCAGTTACAGATAAGTTTCCACTTGAACTTATATTTCCACTTGCGGTTATGTGTGATTTAGTTGAAATGAAACCACTTGAACTTATTTGTCCACTTACAACAACTCCAGGTTCATTTACTGAAGGAGCACCACCTACTCTTAATTCTCTTGTAAAAATTGCATCTTGTCCACTAAAAAATGAAGTATTACTAGCACTTATGTTTCCACTTGCGGTTATGTTTGGAGTTAGTGTAAGAGTAGTTCCTTGAACTTTTGTTGGTAAATCTGTATCTCCAAATGTTATAGTATTGGAGGGTGAATGATATTGAACTGCAGTTTGTCGAGTAGATGAACCCCCACCTACCACATCTAAAGCTATAGCTTGTAATCTTCCACTTGAACTTATGTTTCCACTTGCGGTTATGTGTGCTGCTACTGTAAGAGTAGTTTGTGAAGTATTTTTACCAATCTGAAGGTCACCTATGTGTTGTCCAAAAGTTACCTTACCACCAACTATATTAAGTGCAGTATTACCTTGTACTTCAACTGCATTTGCAGATAAAGTTCCACCACTTGAACTAATGTTTCCACTTGAAGTTATATGATTGAGATGTACATTACTTCCTGAAGTAATGACTTTTTTCCAGTTTGGCATTAAATCCTCCTGTTACGGTTGGTTACTTGTGTTAAGCCCACTTCCCAATGTTGCCACACATTGGGCCAATAACTACTTTGTCTGTTTTTCTTTTTCTAAAACTACTTTATACTCTTCTTGTAATTTCAAAGTTATTACCATTAAATTTTCTAACTCTTCACCTGTAAAATTACATTGTTTTAATATCGTTAATAAAAATCTTATTTCTTCTGATGATAGTGGATGTCTATATTCAACACCACCCACTTTAAATCCACCATTAAAGTTTACTGCCATTCATACCTCTTATCCAAATCTTATCCAAATTTCACCAGTTGATGTATTGACATGCATTTCACCTGCCCCATACGAACCAGAATCTGTGCTAGGATTTACAGTATCAGTTTTTACTGTAGTTACAAATTGTGTTGGTGAATTAGTAGCTCCACTATTTGTTTTACCCATATTTTTTGCAACTGACCATCTTTGGTCTGATTTATCGTGATAAAGTGCAGAACCAGAATTATGTGCTGAACCACTTTGTACAATAATACCAGCATCTAAATTACTACCAGCAGAACCACTTGCCAAAAATATAAATTGGTCTTTTACTTCAGTATTAGTAGTTCCTATGGTCGTAGTTGTACCATTTACTGTTAAATCACCACCAATTACTGTATTACCACTAATATCAACATTACCATTTATATCAATCGCTGTTGCTGTTAAATCTATTTCGTTTCCACCTGCAATAGATAAAATATTACCATCACCTGATATATGTTCACCACCAGCATCATTTAAATATAGTTTACCAGTACTACCAATAAGTAAATTAGTTCCATCAAAAGTTAAATTACTTTCAACTGACATTTCATCGGCATCTTTAAATGTTAAAACACCATTTGCAGTAGAACCATCAAATTCAATATCATTATCAACTGCATCAGTTAATTGTGCTGCAGTAAAACTTGTTCCACCTACTCGTAATAATCCAAATGAACCAGTAGATACTGCAGAACCACTAATTACACTAGCACTTAAATTTAATAATTCTGTATTATCTACATCAAAATGTATTTCATCAACTGTTTCAAAATCAATTTTTGTTTCATTATCTTCACCAATTTTTAAATCAGTTGCAAGTATGGATGTTATACCTGTTTGAGCAGCATCTATATTTAAATTCTCTGAACCATCACCACTTAAACCAGTTCCTGCAAAATCACTTACATCAATATCTAATGTTACAGAACTACCAAGTGTTACAGAACCACCTGTTTTTAATCCATCACCTGCAACAATGTCTACTGCATCAGATACAAGTGAAGCAATTGGTATTGAATCATCTGGAAATTTAACTGCACTTGCAGTTATCTGATTTAAATCAGCGTTACTTCCACTCGTTATAATCTTTTTCCAAGTTGCCATTCTACTCTCCTAATCTATATATAAGTATATATAAAACTTATTTTTAATTATTTTTTCCCACATAAAGTTCATCATCATCGTGATTATAATATAATCCACCTCTAACAGCTGTTGGTTCAAGAGTATATCCTCCTAATGTTAATACACCTTGACCATTAACTTTTATACTTTCCATACTACCAGATTTAAGTAAAAAGAAATCATCAGTAGCATTAACAGCTGTTGTTTTTAAACTACCTGAAAAATCTATATTTCCACTACCACTAATGGTTGTTGTATTTAAATCTAAATTTCCGCCTAACTGTGGTGTAGTATCTTCAACAACATTTGATATACCACCACCACCAGTTTCAAGATTTGTGTCACCAAAAAACAAAGTTCCACTTCTTGAGTGTAATTTGTTACCTGTTTGGTTAGTAGTATTTGGTATTTCTAATACTGAAGAAGTAATATTAGTGATATTTATATGATTTACTTGAGTGCCTTCTAAATCATATAATGCATCACTACTACCAGTCTGTTGTAGTAAATTCTGAAAAGTGTCTTGTATGTTCTTATTTGTTAAATCAAACGACATAATTCATCACTCCTACACTTTGTTTAATTTTTTTATAACTTCTTTTATAAACTTTTTAGTTCCTCCTTGATAATTAACTTTTTTTGAATAATTTTCAAGAATATTTGCAAATTTCTTTTTATTTTTAACAATTTTTGATAAAGTTATTTTATTGTTTTTCAATACACTAACTATTTCATTAATTGGATTTAAATCTTTTTTTACATTAGAGATTACTACTTTTGGTTTATTTGAAATTTCTCTGATTGGTTTTTTACTACTTTGTGATTTTACCTCAACAGTAACTTTTTTAGATGTTTCGACCACAAAATCAGATTGCCAAGGTTCAATCAAAGTATCCTCTGCTATAACTTCTAATTTTATATTACCTGTTGTATCTTCACCAAGTAAACCTTTTAATTTTTTAATAGGAACTTTACAATTTCCTTCTTTTGATATTGTGCCTGGAAATAAAAGAGTTATATCTTTTGTTTCAACTAATATTCTTGCAGTTGATTCTTTTAAATCTGCACCTTCTAAAAATAAATCACATTCAAATGTTTCTTGTTTATCGGTATATAATTTATACATTTTCTTTTATCTCCAACTTAACCTTCTTTACAATGGTTTCTACAACTAATTCAGCATCTTCTACTTTAACATCAACATCTTTTACTTCTACTTTATCATCATAAACTTTTTCACCTTTAATTCTACAAACCAAGTGAATAAATCTTTTCTTTTTTTCCTCGTCTTTGAATATATTATCAAGACGTTCTTTTCTTTTCTTATAACCAACACCATCAATAGCATCTGCTATTTCAACTGCTAATGCTACATCACCCCAAGTAAATGGATTATCTCCCCAAACTACAGAAGTGGTTCTACCATCTTCAGTTGTTCCATTCCATTTTACTTTAGATTTAGCCATCGTATAGTCCTATTCATATATAAATATAATGTTTTATTCTTTTCCATTGTTTTTATTAACTAATCACATACCAAACTTGATTTTGATTACATACTAATTTGTAAGCTTCGTGTTGGTTTATTGTTAGATTTGCACCTTTTGCATGATAAATTGTTCTAGCTTGTCCCTTTGATGAACGAGTTATTGTTACTGCTCCACTATTGATGTTCATAATTGTTATTTCTTGTCCTGGAAATGATGGTGCTATCAAATCTATTGTAATAGCTTTTGATGCATTAAATTCAAAAGCATTAGTATCTCCAGCATCCAATGTATTATTTTTTGGAGCACCAGTTACTGCAGTTACAATTGTTCTAATAGGTCGAGTCAATGTACCACCAGCAATACTGTCAATATACGCAATTCCATCAATGTATAGATTTCTAAATTCTTTTGTACTTGAACCTAAATCTCTAGCATTATCTGAATCTGGTACAATGTTTTCTCCAACACTTGAAAAATCAGCATTTCCACCACCACCTGCTAATGAAGCAGATGTAAATATACCACCACCAATTGAAGCAGTTAACATATATGCAGTGTGCCATTCCATTGATGCTGAACCTAAATTATATGTATCTTCTTTATGAGGAAATAAACTTGAACTTATACTACCAATTGATGCCGTTGCTATATTTGAGTATTCAGAAACTTGTGATACATACACACTTCGAGATATTTCTGTGTGAATATCTACAATATCATCTTTTATCTCATTCATCATATAAACAACTGCACCCAATGGTGCATCGTTAGTTTTATTAGGAGATAAATATGTATTTTCAGAAAATGATTTTGACATTTCATTATAATCTTCTGTTAAGATTTGGTCTTTATTATCTTTTGAAGAACCAGTTACAAAAAGTCTTTTTGTTTTAAATTTTGGTTTTAATTTTTCTCTCGTTTCTTTTCTAAAATCTTCATTTCTTGCCATAATTATCTCCTATGATGAAACTTGGTTATTCCAATCTTGTTCTATTGTTATAGCACCATTAAACCATACATTTGTTGAACCTGCAGCAAATCCGTTATTTCTTTCAAATTGCATTCCCCATATCTCACCAGCATCAATTGCCCAATCCGTTGGTGCGTGATAAAATCTTGTGTATGCTGCTTGATTTGATGATGCTACAGTCCAAGCAGTTCCTACAGTAGACCAATTAGCATTATCATCAATATCACCACTACCACCCCACTTTCTACAATAAATTTTAAAACCACCACCGATGTTGTTTAAAGCTAAAGTAGCCAATTGTATTTTCATTCTTGTTATTTTTAAATCAGCCATAGCAGTTTGAACCAATGGAGTTTCGGGGTCTATTTGTGCTTGACCGTAAGTAGATTGGAAATAATGTGGACCAATTGGAAAATAATATTCCTCACCATTGGTTGCAGATGTTTTATATGCCATTACAGGTATACTTTGATATGTTTTTGCATGCACATGTCCATCCATTTTTATATTTCCACTTCCAGTTATATGTTTTATAGCAGATATTGAACCTGTACCCTCAAATTTTAAATCTCCTTCTAAATCTATACGAGATTCATTTCCTTTAAATTCTAACCAGTAATCACTTTGAGGATTTCTAAATCTTATATCATCACCATTGGACAAATCAAAAATAACATCACCGCCTGCTAATGGTTTCAAAGTGAGTGTCTTTCCAGTTGAATCTGAAGAGATTTCTGCTTTATTAGTTCCAAACATAATTGTGCCTGCACCAGTAGTATTTTTAAAATGTAAATCATCGTGCAGTTGAATCATACTTGCAGTTATATGAAGACTTCTATTACCAGCTGTATCTTTACCATCAATTACATATCTATCTATTTCATTATTATATCCTATTAAAAAATCTACAGTTGGTATATCATAATCTTTTGTATTAATAAATTTTAAAAATCTATCTGAATCACCATCAACTTTAAATGGTATATCAGTTGTTACTTGACCAGTATTTGCAACTCCTAAATTATGTGTACAAACAAGAGATTGAGCAATCACATCACCTGATAGATAATTTTTACGAGAACCTGTGTTTGAAAGTCTAAATTCATCTGAATATATCCATACTCCTTCTGGTACTCCTAATACAGAACTAACCTTTTCACCAAAGAATTTATATCTTTTTAAATAATCTGGACCTGATGGAGCACTTTCAGATTCTTCAAATAAAATAGAACCCGTATCATTTACACCTGATGCTGGGTTTTTTAAACTTGCAGATAAAAACTTACTACTACTAAATCTTGTACTTGCATGAAAACTAAAAGAACCTGCTGCAAGTGATGCCGTAGTTGGTGAATTAACATATGAACAAGACCTCATATTAATAATTCTATCATATACTTGTGATGCAGATAAAGAATGGGTTATATCCGTATTCGCAAAATTACCACCTTGAGCCAAACCTGCATAAGAAGCACTACTATAATAAGAGTGTTTTTCACCTTTTTCAGTATCTAATATTATTCTTAAATCATATTTTGCCATAAATTATATCTCCCTAATCTGAACCTGGATTACCTGCCGGAGCTATTCCACCATCTCCACTACCCCAAGTTTCATCTCCAGTATCTTGTATAATGTGACCACCAGAACCTGGTGGAATTGATATATGTCCAACATCAAAGAAAAACCACCCACCGTGAGTTTCATATGTGTGTTTTGTTGTACCCTTTCCAACTATTCCTTCTGTTCTTGCTAATTTTATTCCACTATAACCAGTCCATGCATTTGACATTGAAGTTTCACCAAGTGTCCAACCACCAATGTTACCAATACTTGATGATAATGTTCCACTTATAGTTAAGTTACCATCTGAATCTAAAGTTATTGGGTCTGATTTTATTTGTAATCCATTACCATCTTTTTTAATAAAGTTATCGGCAGCATCACCAGCTCTAAAACTACCATTTCCATTTGCATAAAAACCATTACCATTAGTTAAATTAGTTGCACCACCCATTCTTATTTCACCATTATTTGCGGCTGAATCTAATACTATCTTATCTGAATTAGCGGATATGTGATTAGCATCAGTTGTAAATCCACCAATTAATCCTGCAGATGCACTTAACACACCACTTAAATTAACATTTGATGCAGTTATATTACCAGTATTAGAAACTTTAAAATTACTTGATGATATGAATAGTTCACCTGATGTTGATGAGGCGGATATTTCAAATAAATTTCCAGATGATAATTTAGTACTACTAATTGATAATCCACCAATTTCTCCAGCAGATGCACTTACCGTTCCTCTGACTGTAATTGAATTAAATTCGGCACTACTTGAATCAATTATCCATCCAGCACCTCCGTGACCTGTAACATAATCACCTGATTTAATGTTTGGTGTTCCACTTCCTGTTATGTGAATACCTGTTGCAGATTCACCAACTCTAAATGTTTCATTGAAGTAACCAGTATTACCGCCAATTATAGGTGAAAAAATACTTGTTTGATTGATAAATGTTGATGAACCACTATAAGTTCCTTTTGCAACTGCCGAACCAATATCTATAAAGTTCGATATATCTACTTGACCACCATTTACTTCATATATACCTGGTTGAGTTACCAATTGATGAATGTGACCAATATTACCATCATTGTTACCCTCTGTATTGTAATAATGATAAGTTCTATGTAGAGCAACTGATGAAGATGGTGACCATTTGAAATCAGTAAGATTTCTTTTTTTAGCACCAGTTTCAACATCATACATTCCACCATAATTTGTTCTATTTTCTGTATCGTGAGGATGTACATACCCAACACATAAATACCATTTATCTTTTTCAATACCAGCAGATTGTGATAAAGTTGTATCTATTCTCCCACCGAAAAAGTATGGATTAGTATTCATTCTAACTCCAGAATCAGCCGGTGTTGAAGTTGCTTGACCATCTCGTATATCGTGTACACCCAATCCGTCAGCTAATGAACTTGATTGTTCGTAAAGACCCGTATCTAAAACACCATCATTATCTTTATCTTTTCCAGCATATAATCCAAAATAAAAAGAACCAGTCATTGCATGTTTAAATTGAACATATTCTATAAATGCATAAGTTTTTCGGTTATTGATTGGCACCCAATTTGTAACCCAACCACCATCAGAACTATAATCATTATTTGGTATCATACCCCATGCTTTTACTATACCTTTACCACCTGGACCTATTGATTCAGTTATTACATTTTCTCTTTTAACACCATTTATTGTAGTACCTTGTGGACTATAATTTGCTGGATAATCTGATGATGAACCAAACATACTACCTGATGTTATTCTCCAATCATCTGTATTTATTAAATTAACACCTTCACCACCAGATGCACCCCAACCAAGTGTCACACCTGAACCAAATGTTACTTTTCTACCCTCATATTTTATAAAACTACCAGTTGCATTACTTCCACCTTCACCGATATGAAATCTTGGATTACCAGAATTGTATTCTAATTGTATTCCTTCATTACCAAATGTTGTATCGTTTATAGTTATTCTTGGATTTGATGCCGATATAACCATATTCGTACCTTTTGTAAAAGCATTTTTTTCAATTTTCCAACCACCAATATTACCAAAACTAGCAGATAATGTTCCACTCACGGTTAAGTTATTATTTTTATCAAATGTTATACCACCATTAGCTAGTTGCCCTTCACCACTACCACTTAATAAAATTGCATCATTGTTTAAACTTATAAATCCACCTTTGGCATTTGACATTGTAACATGCGAGTTATAAAATTCTGTTGTAGTGAAATTCCAACCAGCAATACGAGCTTGATAATTATTCTGTTGATTATCAGTTGTATCTGCTGCAAGTGTGAATAATTCTGAATCAACCCCATCAGAACCTAACTCTACAGCTTGGAATCCAAACCATTTATCTTTTGCATAACTTGATACACCAGAGTATTTTGTTCCATCACTATCTAAAAACATTTCACCTAATTGAAATGCCCAAGTATTATTAGAGGCTCTTGTTCTTACTGAAAATCCTTTCAACCAAGTAGTATCTTGATTAAATGTATTTCCAACAACACTACTTGTTGTTGACATTATTAAACTACCTTGAGTACCAGATTGGTCATCAAAATCTTTTATTATTCTTTTATCATCAATATCCCAATTACCAATTTGTCCAGCACTTGCTGTTATTGTACCTGATAAATAAACATTTTCAGAGTATAAACCAAATCCCGGCTTTGAAGGAACAGGACCAGTATTTGCAACTCCACTTAAATCTCCAAGTCTTGCTTTTAAACTTACATCATAAATAGAACTACCCGTTCTTTCAACAATATCAATATAAGGTGTTGCAGTATCGTTTGGATTTGCAGTTATTCTAATATAACCACTTCCACTTCTACCTGTAGATGTTATAACTTGACTTGCACTATACGCAGTTGCTGTACCTGCCGAATCTCCAAGTGAACTTGATGATTGATTAGGAGCCAAACTTCCACTATATCCACGCTTCACATAAAGTTTTCCTGCAAAGTTAGAATTTGAACTTGGAAAATCAAATGAAGCACTTTGAAGTAATACATACTCTGTTGAGAATCCGGTACCTGTTGCTTTTTTAATTGAAAGAATTTCACCACCAGTTCCATAACTTCCACTAAAACCACTCACATTCACCACACTCATTGTTCTATCATTTAGAGCAACACCAGAACCAGTAATAACTGTAGAGTTTGCTACATATAATTGTCCACCCACCGCATTAACTGTTTCTTTTTCAAAAGTTGTAGATGCAAGTGTACCTCTAATTACTACATTTTCAAATTCTGCTTTACCATTATCTCCTGATGTAATTTTCCATCCTTTTTGACCAGTAACATAATCTGATGTTTGAAGAGTTCCTGTCGAATCAATGATTAAATTACTACTTGTAATTTTACCAGGTCCAATTGTCCAACCACCAATGTTACCAAAACTTGAAGATAGTGTTCCACTTGCAATTAAATTTCCACTTGTATCTAATTTCAAGGCAGATGAAGATATTTCTAATTTTCCACTTTTAAAACGAAGATAATTTGTTAAATTTCTTATTAGTACATCACCAGTACCATTTATAAAAATTCCTTTTTCATTAGTATCAGTATCATCTACACTTGATAATCCACCAACTTCAATATAATTAGAAGTAGCATTAAGTCGAATTGAACCAGCAGATAATTGATGTTCACCTATATCCCAACTACCAATTGTTCCTGCAACTGCTTTCATTTTACCTTTGTTATTTATCTGAAATCCACTTGATGATAAGAATAACATATCTTTATTAAAATTATCAGTAGTGCCTGGACTTCCACTTAAAAAGAATCGAGGAGTAGTTTCGTTTGAACCTGCAAATATAGATGCACTACCAATATTAAAATCACCAATAACACCAGCAGATGCAGTTATAGTTCCTTCAAATTTTGCACCACTTGCAAATAATACACCATCTTTATCAATAGAAAAGTTGGGACCGAATTTGACATGGAAATTATCTGGATTTTCTTGTTCTGGTGTAAAATCAATATAAAACTCATCTGCCAATCTTTCTAATCCAGCAGATTGAGGGTCTGAACCTGGAGGTTTACTTGTCATATAAATTGATGCGCTTACTGCATCGAGTGTGATATTACTACCACTAATTTTTCCATCTATAATTTGAAAATTTCCAATGTGACCAGATGATGCACTAATTTCACCACTCATTGTAACATTACCTTCTGGTGATAAAGCAAAATTACTTGAACTTATAGATATTTTACCTTGTGATGCACTAATATGTGTTCCATCAATTTTACCAACAAAAAATGCATTTGTTCGTATATCTAATCCTGCAGGTCTATTCTTACCATACCCTATTGTATTCCCATTTTGTGCAGTAGAAAATCTAAAGTAACTACTACTATCGTGTACTAATTCTAATCCTACACCACTATACTCTCCAGAAGAAATTTCATCTAATGCAGAACCACTCCACATCATAAATCCAGAACCACTTGCATGTCCCTCTGGAAATACATTTTTTTGAGCTGGTGTTGCAGTTCCACTTATAAATCCACGATAACCAATTGACCTTATAAATGCAGAACCACCGTGTAATTCCAAACCTTTACCTGCAGTTTTACCAAGATACATTGAACCAGTAACCAAATTATCTTTATCTGCAATTACTGTATTTGAACCTGTTACTTGGAAAAATCCAAAATCAGTTGTTACGATTTGATTATTATTAAGAACATCTTGTACATATTGTCCTGCTGGATTTAAATATCTAAATCTAAACTTAATATGTGCGGGTCTTGTTGTACGAGGCATTTCTGTAATTATATTTACAGATTTTGGATTAAGACCAGAATAAGTGCTTGCACTTATATTATCTTCATATACTCTATCATTACCTGTTCTTGGAACTGTTATTGTATCGTGAACTATATATTCTGGTGAACCATCTGATGCAGTTATTTGAGAACCACTCTGATAGTATGCTACTTCAATTTTATCAACTTGACCTGCATGAGTATCTAAATTACTTGCACTTATTTTTAAATGACTATATTGATAATTATTATTTATTTCATTTTGAGCAAAAAATTCACTTAAACTTGCAGTAACTTTATTTACATCTTTAAATATAACTAATGAATTGTTTGGATTCATTTTAGAAATATTAATTGGAATTATCAATCGAACATTGTATTTATTTTGCCAATGCTCTGGTACATTATTTAATTCACCAACAATAGTTAATGTTCCAACTCCATCTGCAATATTTTGATATATTCTTAATGGGTCTTCTTTAACCCATACAAATGCTGTTGCGTAATCATCACTTATCAGTTCACCTAATAAATCAGAAAATATAACATTTCCGTTTGAATCTTTAAATTCAAAAAGAACTTTTGATGCTGGTTTTAATCTTCTACCATTTTCATCAAGTGATAAATTTAATGATATTCCAAATGAATGTTTACCGAAAGTAAGAGTAGATGGTAAATTACTTACTGTAAAATACTTACCTTGAAGAGGCTCATCAACTAATACATCAATTTTATCTAAATCGAGTATTTTAGGATATGTTCTTTTCGGGTCAAAATTTGGAGGAAACTTTGTTGACACTTTTTAACTCCATTTAATTAATAAATTATTCATCACTTATAAATATCAAAAGTTCAAAAAATTAAAATTATTAATTATTATTTTTAATAATTTTTATTAATTCTTAATAATTATTATTAATAGGAGGAATTATTATGAAAAAGAAAATTAGGTCAATATCCTTATCTGAAAACATAGATAAACAATTATTGGATGATAGCGATTTTAGAGGTTTAACTGTTTCTGCAAATATAACAAGAATTTTACATTCTTATTTTACACAAAATCCAATATCTGGTAAAACACTATCTGTTAAGTAAATTTAACATTACTTATCCCATTATTAACTTCAATAGGAATTAATGTATCCATATAATCTTTGATTGTATCTAAGTGAGTTATAATCATTGTAAAATCAAATTGAGTTCTCAAGTATTGAAATGCTCCCTGCATATTAGCGATATTATCACTATCTAAAGCACCGAATCCCTCATCTACAATAATGAAGTTTGGACGAGGTAATGTTGATACATTGATTAATCCTATTCTGATAGCTAGTGATGATACAAATCTTTCCATACCTGATGATAATTCAAGATTCCATTTATCCTCACCATAACATATAAAGGCATCAATCATTTTATCTTTCATCTCTAATTCAATATGGAAACCAGCATTCATATTTTCCAATACATTGTTGATTTCTCTTTCAATTGATGGAATGGCTTTTGATATTAATTCATAAGGAACACCATCTTTGGATAGAGCTAAAAGATATAAATCATAATCCAATATCTTTTGTTCTATATCAACAAGTTTCTGTATATCATCTTCTATCTGTTGTTTTTGACTTTTAGCTACTGAAAGAGTAGATAATACTTTTTTGTATTGTTTATCTATATCAATAGATTCCATTTGTAATTGAGATATTTTAGTAGTTAAATCAGATATTTGTGTATTTAATTTTTTATTATTTTCAATCTTTTCTTCTAATTCATAATATCTTTTTATATTAGAAGATAAAGTAGTTAATTCACTTTCAATATGTTTTAATCTACTTTCTTGTGTAGAAATCTTACCACCAATCTTCACAGCATCGTGTTGTATTTGTTGAAGTTCATCAGAGAATATTTTATATTCATTATTTCTCTTTTCAGCGTTTCCTAATTTTTGTAATGAATATTCTGTTTTTTTATATAATGCTGTTAAACCAGAATGTTCAGAATTTAATTCATCAAGTTTAGTTTTTATTTCATCTTGTTCGTGTATTTGTTCTTTACCATTTTGAATACAATATTCACAATTTTCATCATATTCAAATTTATCTAAATCTGATTTATGTCTATTAAGAGATTTAGTTTTAGATTCATTTAACTTTATTTTATTTTCTAATTCTGTTAAATATTGTTTTGCTTCTTTCCAATCTTCATAATCTTCTTGTATTTTCTCTTCATCAATTTCAGCAAGTTTTGTATGATAATCCATATACATTGGTCTTAAAGTTTCTTTATATTCCTTATCATCTTTAAGTTGATTTTTTAGTTTTTCTTTTTCTACTAACAATAAACTATTTTTGTTATTCAACTCATCAATATCATATGATTCATCTATTTTGTACAATTGTCTTACTAACTCAATCTTTGCATTTTCTAATCTTGTTAGTTCATCACTTGTTTTTTTATCTTTATCAGATAAATTAGTTTCATCTTTTTTCAATTCACTAATTCGTTGATTAATCACACCAATCTCTTTATAAGAATCTTTCTTTTGAAATTGTCGTAACATTATTCTTTCTTCATTGGAATCAGATTTAGCGATGGATTCCAATTGTTCAAACACCTCAATATCCATAAAAGTAGAAAGAATTTTTTTTCTCTCGGCTTGTTTCTTATCGAGAAAGTTCATTCCGTTGGTTTGCAGTGATAATGAAGTAAGGATGAAGTCATCAAATGTCCCTAACACTTTCTTGATTTCCTCGTTTGTACCTGTACCATAGGTTGAATTAAATCTAGCTGCTCCACTTAAATCCACTTCTTCACCACTATCATCAATCATATAAAACTTAACCTTTACTGGACATTGATGAGATACTCTTCCATCTTTATGATTTACTCTTTTATATTTAGCATCTCTTTCAATCCAATAATCTATACCATTGATTTCTAAATTCAATTTAGCCTTAAATGTAGTTTTCTTTTTATTCATTACATCCAACGCACGATTTGTTCTACTACATACATCGTATATAGTGTAAGCGATTGCATCCATTATAGCAGATTTACCACTATGATTCGGAGCAACCACACCAATCGTACCATCAAGTTTTGTAAAGTCAATCTTGTTCCCTTTACCATAACAAAACATATTACTAAACTCAAATGATTTAATTTTCCAATCTACATTTCGTGTAATATCACCATCGTATATTTCTGGTGAATTATTTGTCATTTTATTTATTTCTTGAACTCTTTTAATTGTTTCCCCATCAATACCATCAACATTTCTTTTCAAGAAATCTTCAATTAATTCATTCTGATAATTCATATCTCTGACATCACCAATATCTAATTTATTTTCTCTATCATCACCAATTGAGATATTGTCTTGTCTTTCGGTTACTATTTCTTTTAATTTAGGATATTGTTTTCTTAAACCGATTTGTATATCTTTGATTTGTTCTAATGTAGTATCCCAAAACTTTATCTTCACTCTACCTTTAGGTGGCATAAATGTTAACTCATATGGATTACCTGTTGTAGAATTTTGTATTTCACCTTTTTCCACTCGTAAGATTTTATATCCATAATCATTTTCTACTTCGTGATATGTAGCTTTCTTTGTTTCCACATCCCAAAGTAAAAAGCCGTGTGATGGTTCTTCTGAATAATTCTGTTGGATTAATGAACCTGGATAAGCAATAGTTTTTTCTTCATTCAAGAATTGTCTTTTATGTATATCACCCAACAACACCATATCATATCCAGCGAATGTATCATTAGTCACTCTATCATCTTGAACTTGAAATCCATTATCATAAAAGTGTTTATCCACTCCACCGTGAAATAACGCTATTGATGTGTTTTTTAAATCTTTTGGATTTGGTATAGTATCTGTTCTTTGTTTACCTTCTTTGTCAATATCAAAAATAGATAATGTAGCGAAGTCAATGTTATCCATATTGTACACACCTGTCTTTTTCCAATAGTGTAAATTAGGTGTAATTTTTTGAACTAAATCAACAATAGGTGAAAGAGTATCTTCTCTTGATTTGTTGTTCAGATTACAATCGTGATTACCTGGTATTACAATTGTAGGAGCAATCTTACACAACTCTAAAAAGAAGTTTGCAACCATTCTAACTTCTTCAGGTGATGTATCTAATTTTCCGTGAACCACATCACCACCTATATAGATAGCATCTGGTTTTAATTCTTTTAATTGTTTGTATAGTTTTTTAAATACTTGTCTGTACTCTACAAACCTATGTAATTTACGAATATGTATATCTGCTAAATGTGCAATTGTTTTAATCACTTAGTTTCTCCAAATATTGTTGTGTGTTTTCAGGACCTAATGTTTGTAATGCAGAACAATTAGATGTTTCATACATTATTTTTGCTAATGGATAATCATTTCCACCCTCTCTCATTTTATCACCTATAAAAATATATTCATCTGGACAATAAAAATTTTCTATTTTTTCTATATGTTTTAAAATTTGAGATTTATCCATTCCTTTTGGATATATGTCAATTGATATTTGTCCACCAATAACAGCATCTAAATCAGGCCACCCAAACTCTATCCCTTTTACTATTTTTTTTCTTTCATTATTTTCTTTATCCCAATCATAGTAATCTAATCTTTGTTCATAATTACAATTTCTACCTATTACACTAAAGTTTATCATACTACCACGATTTTCTATATGATTACCTGTTTTTACTGAATAATTAGTATCTTCTAATTGTTCTTTTAAATAATCAATTAAATCTTCTGGTGGATTGAATTTATTTTCATATTCTAATTTAAGATTGTAATCTTTGTTTGTATAAAATTGATTGCCACAACAAGTAAATACACCTTGTGCTCTATCAATATAAGCAATAGGTATTTGTTCTTTTAATTTTGGTAAATCAGAACCTGTAACTAAATAATATTTATTTTTAGAACTCCACTTATCAAAAAACTTTGCAAAGTTTTCAGTCATTTGTTGTCTTGCTTTAGTTAATGTACCATCAACATCAAACATATAAACTCTATTCATTAAGAACTCCTATTTTTAATTTTATAAAACTAACAATTTCTTCTGCTATATTTTTATTTGTAAAGTTTTCCATTCCTTCAAAGCCTGGATTTGAGTTTACTTCACATATTTTGTAACCACCATTTTGAAACAATAAATCTACACCTGCAATATCTAATCCTAATGCCTTTGATGATTCAATTGATAACCATTCAATCCGTTCATTAACCTCATATGGAAAACCTTCACCACCTCTTGTTAGATTTGCTCTAAAATCATCGTCTTGTGATTGTCTCATCATACAACCCACCACTTTATTATTAACCACAAACACTCGTAAATCTCTACCCCAAGTATCTTTAACAAATTCTTGTATAATTATATCATATGATTTTTTAGTTAATTCAGCCATTGTTATTAATTGTTTCAATTGTTTCTTGGTTTCTGCTAAAAACACACCCCTACCATAACTACCACTTATAGTTTTTACTATTGCTGGAAACCCAATATGTTTTTCTACAAAATCCACATCAATTGGATGTTTTAATAATAATGTTTTTGGTATATCAAGATTTGATTGTGCTAATATTTGGTGTGTATATAATTTATCCTTTACATTATCAATGGCATCTGATGAATTAATCACAGATACTCCCATTCTCTCAAAGTGACGAATAACTGCTTTTATATAATAAGTTGTTCCACTACCTGTTCTTGGAAATACGAATTGTGGTAAATCACTTGGTTCACCATTAACCAATATAGATTTTTTATTATCTTTATTTACAAATATATCTATGGTATTAGGGTCTACTAATTGAATATCAATATTATGATTTTTAAATTCTTCAACTAATCTTACGGTTTCGTATGATTCCCAAAATCTATCTTTGACTAACATCCAACCAAATTTATTTTGCATATAACCTACCTTTTATTATATCTGAAAATTTAAATTGTTTTGTTTCTTTTACTATTTTCCAAAACTTTTTAAAACCTAATTCTGATGGGTCTTTATCTTTCATATTTAATAAATATGTAGAAATCCCATAATCCATTAAAAACTTACTTAACTTAATTGCATCTCTTTTTGCATCCTCATCAAGTGCAACATATACCTTTTTTACTTTTTTTTCTATTAATCTCATAACCAATGTTTTAGAAGGAAATTTGCCAAATAAAGGAATTGCATTATTTCTTATTGCAATTGCATCAAATGCACCCTCACATAAAACTATTGGTTCATTCCAATTTATAAACAACTCAAATCCAACTGTATCCTTTGACATAGGTGGATTTTTGTATTTAAATTTAGATTCAGGAAACATATCCCTTGCCATAAAATAATTTAATTTTCCATCTGCATCATAACTTGGTATAATGATACGATTAGCATAACCATTAGAAGTACAATAACCTATTGAATATCTTAATATATCTATACCACCAATACCTCTTTTTCTTAAATAATGTATAGCATTTTTATACAATGGGTCATCTGATTTTTTCCAAAGTGGTTTATAACATTGAGGTAAACTTACATCATATTCAGTTTTTTCTTCTTTTTCATTTTGAACACCTTTGTAATCACCAAGTAATTTTAATACCTCTGATATGATTTTTTTAGGTGCATTTATCTTACGAAGTAATATACCTATTTTGTGACCACCTTTATTACAAACCCAACAATGCCACTTTTGTGTTTCAAAGTTTACTTGTAGTTTTTTCTTGTGATGATTACAGAAAGGACAATGGAAAGCATGTTCTCCACCTTTCATTTCATAACTTGGATATAAAACTTTTTCTAATAATTTAACTAATTCGTATTTATACATTTACACAATATACGAATATTTTAGTGTATAAGTCAACGCTTTTTTTCAAAAAGTGACATCACTAATCCATCGTACATATCGATATTCCTTTTATCCCAATTTCCTCGTGCAGTTTCTTTACACCATTTGTTAGTATTGTACATTTTTTCAATTTCTTCTTGTACAAATTCTTTTGCTTTTTTACCTTTGACTCTTGCTTTTCCAAACACTTGTTTTCTAGCAGTCATTGGATTCACACTATTAACATTATATTCAAAATTTTCTAACATAAAACAAAGTATAGCATTAAACTTTGCTAACTTAATAATAACTTGTTGTGAAGTTCTTCCACCAGCAAAACCTGATAGATTATCTTCAATGTTAATATCATTGACATTATC